TCCACCCACCGAATCCACTTCGAGTGATCGTCGTGCTCGACGACGGCCCACGTCACGCCGGCCGACGTCTTCACGTTGGCGCGCTTCGTTCCGGGGTCGACGCCTAGGACCATCATCGGTACGGCCTTCCCGTTTCGAGCAGCGGGCGATCGGCGGTGGCCGGGATGCCGCCGCACGCATCCGCGAGCTTGTAGAACACGCGCGCCGCGCATGCCTTCGAGCACGCGTGCTTCTCTTCGCCCACCGCCCACACGCCACTCCCGCCATGCAGTTGGATGCGCATCCAGCTCCGAGGGAGGCTGTACGGGCTGTTCGCCGTGACCTCGTTGCACGCGTCGCACTTCGTCGAGTTGATCGCGCTCACGATCGCACCCACAGCCACGCGAGCGTTCCGCCGTACGCGACCGCGCGCCAGATCACCCGACCGTTGATCCCGATCTCCTGCCCTTCGCAGCGCGGCGTCAGCATGACTGCACCGCCTTCACCGCCGCCGCGACCTCGTCGGGTTCGAGCTCCGCCATCACCGTCACCCACGCAACGAGCGACAGCATCTCCAGCTTCGTGTACGGCCGCATGCCGCTCACCGTCATCAGGATCGTCTTGTCGCCCTGCTGCGATACGAGAAAGCGGTTCACGGTGTCGAATGCGGGCGCCGGTGGCTGCACGGCAATCTCGTCTTCGGGCTTGGTCTTGTTCTCGTTGGTCATGTTCCTTTTCCTTTCGTACCAGTTTGGTATCACTGCTCCCACCACGGGGCAGGGTCATCGTTCTCGGGCTCCGGCTCGACCGCAGCGGCGGCCGGCGTCGGCGGCACCTTCGGCTCGGGCGGCGGCTCGGGCTTCAGGTCCACCTGTTTGCGCGAAGCCGCAGCCATCGGCCCGTTCGTCTCGGCGTCGATGTCGATCAGCCGCCCCTCGGCACCCTGGAACACGAACTCGATCTCGCGTCGGATCATCCGCCGCCCCTTCGTCGGGTACATCGTGACGCGCCCGGTGTCCTCGCCACCACCGCGCTCGTTCGGCGGGTGCTGGAGCACGAACACCTTGTCGGCGTTGTTCTCCGCCTGCGACGAGTACGAGAGCCGTCCGCTCGTCGGTTTCGGCAGCCGGCGCGACTTGCGATCCGCTTCCACCTTCGCCGACTGCGCCGTGATCAGAAACGGCAGGCGGAAGCGCTTGCACGAATCGGCGAGCGCCTTCGTGCTCTCGTCCACCGCGCGCGTCTTGCCCTTCATGTCCGATGCGAGGAAGTCGCGCAGGTGGTGCAGGTGGTCGACGATCACGAGCCCGAGCGGCGCGCCGTCGACCTTCTGCCCGGCCGGCGTCACGCGCGAGGCCACAACGGCGTTGATGTAGTCCACGCTCGGCGCGTTCGTCGCATCGATGTGCAACCACTTCGCATCGGCCACCCGACCCGCAGCGGCAACGAGGCGCGCCATCTCCGCCTCGTTCGGCGGACGATCGTCCGGGTTCTGGAAGACCATGTTGGTCACGCCAGCGAGGCAGCAGATCGCCTGCTGCAACCACGTCTCCTTCTCCGTCTCGGTCGAGAACACCTGCACGCCCATCCCGAGATTGAGCGCGACGTGCAGCGCCACGTTCATCGCGAACGTCGTCTTGCCGCGCCCCGTCTGCGCGATGACGTAGATCGACTCGCTGCTGTGCATGCCGCCCGTGATGCGGTCGAGCGTGGGGAAGCCGTAGGGGATGCCGCGGCCGAGCGGCGAGTTCTTCGGTGCGTCGAGCTTCGCGATGATCGCGCGCAGCGCCTCGCCGTTCGTCATCCCGCGAGCTCCCACCGACCGACGCGCGAGATCGCCAAAGGTCTGCGTGGCCGTGTCGAGGTACGCCTGCACATCGCCAACGCCGAGGTAGCCGCTCACTAGCGTGTGGCGCGCGACCTCGATCGCCTTCCTGGCGCGATACATCTCGTACACGATCGCGGCGTGCTGCCGAACGTTCACCGTCGCCGGGGAGTCGTTCAGGATGCTCGCGAGGTAGGCCATGCCGCCGTCGAGCATCGCGAGCTGCTCGGTGGTCTTGAGCCGGTTGCCGACCTTGATCACGTCGATCAGCCCACCGTTCGCAAGGCACCACGATGCCGCATCGAAGATCGCTCGGTGCTGCCCGGAGTAGAAGCACTCGGTCTTCAGGAAGTCCTGCACCGACGGGAGCGCCGCTGGGTCCAGCAGGATCGCCGAGAGCGTCGCGGCCTCGGCATCGAGGTCGTGTGGCGGGAGCTTCTGGATGTTCGCCGTGGGGTCGACCGCCGGACCATCTTCCGCCATGCGCAAGCGAAGGTCCTGCCACTCTTCCTCCTGCGGGTCGGGCTCAGCCACGCGCACGCGCTGGCGCTCGGGCTCCGGCGCTCGCACCACCTGGGTCGCCGGCTTCGCCGGTGGTACCACTTTGGGATCGTCGTCGAGGTCGAAGTCGCCCATGGCTCAGTACTTCCTCGCCGGCCCCATCGCCGCCGCCAACCGCGCGTTGTCCTCGTCGATGCGCGCCGTCAACTTCGCCATCGCTTCGGCCAAGAGCTTCTTCGACGCCTCGCTGGCCGGCGGGCTCTTGTCGTTCGGATCGATCCCGAGGTCGCGCTGCTTCGGCGGGAGCGGTTCGAGCTTCCCTTCGTCGGCCTCGCGACGCACCCACGATCGGAAGGTCGCGTCCCAGTCGAGCTTGACGGCCTTCGGCGACGACGCTGCCCAGTCCCGGAAGGCATCAAGGCACCGGAGCGGATCGACGTTCAGGGCATCGCGGATCTTCGCGACCAGCTCGGCACTGGGTTCCCAGTCGGGTGGGAGTCGGGTGGCTCGTGGCTTCTTCGGTGGGTTCGCGGTGGGAGCAGGTAGGAGCAGGTTTTTGGATCGATCGGGGGTGGTTGGCGGCGAAAGCCGCCTCTCCCTCTCTCCCTTCTGTTTCTGATCCTGATCCTGATCCTGATCCTGCTTCTGATCCTGGTTCCCAGGTAATTTTTGGATCGGATCCAAGTGCGATCTAGATCCGACTTGGATCAGAGAAATCCCTGCTTGTTCCGGGGTCCTAAGACCCTTCCGCGAGTTACATCGACGGCACGCTACCACCACGTTCTCGGGAGTCGCAGGCCCCCTTGGGTGCACGTGGTCGTAGGTCGCCCCCCGCTCCCCTCGGCGGTCGCTCCAATCCACCCGGCACCCACAATACCGACAGCGGTTCCCGTCCCGAAGGCGCACCGCATGGGCGACCTCGCCGTAGATCCGCGTGCGCTGGGTGGCACCGTGCTCCCACGCGATCGACCAGGATGGCCCGAGGTCGACGGCCACCCACTCGGCGATGGCGCGGATCGCTTCGTCGCGCACCTGGGATTCGGGCAACGCGTCGGCCACTGCCCGCCACTGCGAGAGCGCGTTCGGTGACGCGGGCGGGTTGTAGCGCACCGCGTTCACCAGCCAGATCACCCGAGCTCGCCAGTCCGCGCGCGCCATCCCGTGCGACTCGACCTCGCGCCACGCAGCATCGAGTTCGGCCGGTTCCCATCCGAGCGCTTCCGATAGCGACAGCCGACCAGCGACGAGCAGGCCGGGAACGATCGTCGTTTCCGGTCCCGTGAGCAGGCGGAACCAGAGAAACTTCGCGCGGTAGGAAAGGGCCGCGAACTTCGCGTCGCCCCACATCCGAACATCGACCTTCCGATACATCGTCAATCCTCCCGGCCGAAGTGAGCGCGCGAAAGTTGGCTCGGACTTTTTGGGTCCGCAGTCACGCGCTCGCTTCGGCCGATGTCGCAGCCAACGCGACGATCCACACCTACGTTACTTCGCCTCGGACGGGCAAGAAAAAAGTTCGAGCTGGTACGACCGCATGAAGCTCGGCGCCCGGCTGCCGCGGATAACGCACACGAGATCGCACGCGATGCACCCACAGCAGCACATGCCCTCGCGCGCGCCCGGCTCCAGCTCGCAACCTCGCAAGCCGTAGCCGGTGACGCGCGGAGGGCGACCGCAATGCGCCGGTACCACGTTGGTACGAGCGCCGACCGTCACGCCTTGCTCGTCGGGTCGAACACCTCGCGCCCGTCGACCACGATGGCGCGTGGCGGCGTCGGGTAGCCGCTGTCCTTCATCGCCTGCACTTCCTTGCGCAGCGCTTCCAGCGAGGCCATCCCCTCGTCGAAGGCGTTGTGCCCATCGGGCGCCATCGACATCACGATCTCGACGCCAAGGCGCTGGAGCGCGATCGACATCCCGTAGATCTGCTCCGGCGATCCAAGCAGGTACGGCTGCACCTTCGAGCGCAGCCAGTCGCTCGCCTTCTCGATCTCTTCGTCCAGCATCTTCGCGATCTCTTCGTCGGTCTTCATCGTCGGCCTCCCTTCTTCCCGCGCTTCCCCTTCGGCTTCGGTTCCTCGGGCGGCATGCCATCGATGATCCCGCCTGGGTTCGTGATGACGGTGGAGTCGTTGTCGTTGCCCTCTTCGCGATCGTGCTCGGCCGGCGCGAGCAGGGGGATGCCCTTCGTCTTCGAGCGCTTGCCCTTCGGCTCCTTCGGTTGCTCGCCCGGAGGCGCCCACGGCATGCCAGCCTGTCGCTCCTCCACCGTCATCGCGCGCTCGCGCACAACTTCCTTCGAGTCGCTGCGCCGCACCTCGACGCGACCCGTCGACCACACGAACGCCTCGACGCACACGATCTCCCGCTGCTCCACGCCCTTGTCGGCGGCCTCGGCGAGCTGGTCGGCGGTGGCCTGCGCGCCGTCGATGAGCGCCTTGAACTGGTCAGTGCTCTGGCGCTTCTTCGCTTCGTAGTCTTGGATCTCGCGCCGCTTCGCTCCGATCTTCCGCGCGATGTTTGCCAGCTCCGCTTCGGTCAACGGGCACGGCAGCGTCTCGCTGAACGTGCGCTTGATCTCGATGTCCTCTTTCCTCGTGGTCGTCATTCGTCGTCCTGTCCTTTCTTCGTGTCGGTTCCTGCAAAGATTCGGCGCTCGATGCGCTCGATGGTGGAGGTGCGCAGCTTCGCACCCGAGTAGATCGCGTCGAACGTGGGCGGGCTCGTGCCGAGGTACTTGATCGTGCCCACGATGCTCAGCTCGGTGACGAGCTCGCAGAGCCGGCGCTTCGCCTCGGGGCTAAGTGCGCGATCGGCGAACTGGCGCTGACGAGGGGCGTAGCGCGGCCCCGTCACGGCGGCACCGGGAGCGGCGTCGCCATCTGCGCAGCGATCTCCGCCTCGCGCGATGCACCGACGGAGACGCACCGTCCGGTCATGTACATGGCGATCGGGTGCGATGGGCAGGCCGCCATCGAGACGTCGAGGATGTCCAGCGCGAGCTTGGCTTGCGCCACGGCGAGCGCCTGCTTCCCCGACGCGAGCGACATGGGCGTGCGCGAGCACGGTGTTTGCCATGCACCGCAGCTCACCGCGCCGAGCTCCACCGTGCACGCCGGGTCACCTGGCTTCATCCCAGGACAGTCGCCGGCCGCCTGCACGTTGTACGCGGATTCCCTCGCTGAAAACACATCGAGAAACGCCACGTAGAGCTCGGGCGATGCCGAGGGCAATCCCTTTTTGGTACGAGCGTCGATGTGCTCGGTGGCCGCAGTAACGAACGCGAGCGGCGCGTACTTCGGCCGCGGAATCGGGTTGCGCACCGCGAAGCCCGGCCGGCCGTCAAGGAGCAGCGGCCAGGTCATCACCCACGCGATCAGGTCGGCGGGGGGCATGCGTCCTCCGTGGGAAGCTGCGCGGTGCTGTGCGGGATGTGGGCCGACGCCGGGATGGGCGCGGAGCAGAACGCGCACTCGTGTTGCGCACCGTCCTCCGCCAGCCAGTCAAGCAGATCGTCGTATGCCTTCTCGCGTCCGCAATCGTCGCACCCATCCCCGTATGCTGCGTGCCGATGCTTCGCTGCGCGGTCGCGGCGTGCGGTCACTTCGGCGATAATTCGCGCGCGTTCCGATGCGGCGCTCATCGGGCACGCTCCTTTCGCTTCTTGAAGATCGCCTTCACCCTACGAGGGATCCGGTGCCACTCTTTCGTGAAGAGGAACTCGTGAATGAACGTCGCCTGGGTTCCGCTACTGTCCTTCATCGAGACGCGCACCCGGCCATTACTGTAGGCCGTAAGCGTGACGCCCGATGCGTTTTGCTCGTCCGCGTAACGCGCCATCCGGCGCAGGATCGTTTCCAATTTCATGACGCCTCCTTTCGGAAGATGGGAAGCACGAGCTTCAGCTTCTTCGCCGCTTCCGCGACGCGCTCCTGGTCGTACACCGCGCGCAGTGCACCGGCGCCGAGCTCCAACGCTCGGCGCGCGGTCTTGGGATGCACGTGCGCCTCGGCTGCCAGTCGCAGTGCATCGGCCTCCGTGAATGTGGGTTTCTTCGTCGTCGCCATGTGGGACCACTCCTTTCCCGCGCACTATGCACGAGAGGGTACTATTGGGCAACTTGGAAAACAGTTGCCTGAGCGGTGTCCGTCGGGTAGGGTACCGATCGTCGGAAGGAAAGGGCCGGCACCCCATGACCAACTCCCAGCGCTTTGCCGCGCTCGTGCGAAGCTTTCCCGTGATGGCGTATGCCCCCGCTGGCTCCGTGCGAGAGAACGCCGTCGACCTTCTTGCGCTCGACGCGTGGGCGGCGCGCGAGGATCCTGATGGCGGCGAGGGCATCCTTCCGACCGTGCAATTCCTGCTCGGCGTGTGGAGCCCATCGCATCCGTGGCAGGTGGGCCGCTTCGATCTCTTCCGCGCTTTGCTCATGTGGGACGGCGAGCAGCGACGCGCGTTCCAGGCATGGGCGGCGGCGCCGTGGAGACCGTGATGAAGCCGCGATACCTCGGGATGCCGGGTCACTTCATCGGTTCTGCGCGATGCGTATGGCACCTGACGACGGTGGTCGGCGGTTACGTCGTGAGCACGGTGGGCGACTACCGACCGTTCACTGAAGACCAGAAGCCGACGGAGATCGGTTACGGGCGCATGTACGAAACGATGGTGTTTCGCGCGGGTAAACCGTGCACCCGTCCGGACTGCATGTGCGGTGTTCCGAGTCACAACGGGAGCGAGATCGACTTCGCCCCGTACAACACCGCGGGCGAAGCGCAGGCGGGTCACGAGGCGATGGTGGCGAAGTACATCAGGATGGTGTCGTGATGCGCGCGCTTGACGCGGAAGCGAAGACGCTGATGAACGCCATCGTGCGTGCGACCCGCGGCATCCCGCACCACGGGACCGTCGCTGATCTGCCAGCGCTTCGGCGCCTGCACGAGCGCGGGTGCGTTCGGGTGATGCCCTACGATCGCAGTCGCGACATGGTGGTACCCACGAAGCTCGGCGAGATCGCGGCGAGGTTGCCGTGACGGATCCCAAGAAGGTACACCCGCGCTTCGCCGCCATCGCGGAGGAGATCGATCCGACCCCGCCGCCGCAGCCAAGGCCTCGGGCCGGCAACGCGGTGACGGGCGGAACGCTGACGATCGGGAAGGCTGGGGACGCCGCACGTGACCGCTCAGCGGCCATCGAGGCGCGGGCCGGTCAGCTTGGCCTCGTGCGTGGCACGGGGGAATCGGACGACGAGCTGCGCGACCGGGTGGCCGCGCTTCTGGAGCGCGCATCTGAGCTCACGCGTGGGCGCGAGGGCGGCCGCGAGCTGGTGATGTTCGAGGGTCGCGAGCACTTCATCATCGAACGAAAGATGGCCGGCTTCAGCACCGAGGAAACGTTCATCGGCAATGATGGGCGGGACCGGGTGACGATCACGATCAAGCGACAGGCCGATATGCGCGACGATCGCATCTTTGGCGTGAACGGATACGTTGGCCGCATCAAGCGGTAATCCCAAACTGGTACGACGAAAGGACAACGACGATGGCGAAGCAGAATCAGCGACCGAGTGCAGCGATGGTGAAGCCGGGTTCGACGGCACTGGAGTTCGACGAGGACACGGGCGAGGAGATCGTGCATCGCGGCATGACGGCGATGACGATGAAGAGTGACGTGGTGACCGCGCAGCGCATCGCAGTGCCGCGCGTGCTGAACACGTTGAAGGAGGCCGTGGTGCGCGAAGCCGAGCTCACCGCCGACGACTTCGAGTATCGGTGGACGGCGAAGGGAAACGTGATCGAAGGCGTGAGCGTGGAAGGCGCCATGATCATGCTGCGCAACTTCGGGAACTGCGAATGCGATGTGCAGATCGTGGAGGACGCGCCGCAGCACTGGATCCTCTCCGCTCGCTTCATCGACTACGAAACCGGCTTCAGCCTTCGCCGCGCGTTCCGACAGCGGAAGGGTGAGAAGCACGGCAACTTCGACGCCGACCGCGCGCTCGACATCGCGTTTCAGATCGGCCAGTCGAAAGCGCAGCGCAACGTCATCCTAAAGAGCATGCCGGTGTGGCTCGTGAACGCCGCGGTGGAAGCGGCGCGAGGTGCGGCGCTCGCGAAGGTGAAGGACGTTCCGAAGTCGGCGGCCGAGGCCGTCGTGGGATTCGGCAAGCTCGGCGTGAGTCAAGCGCAGGTCGAGGCGAAGGTCGGCGCTCCGCTGGTCTCGTGGGGTCCGCGCGACATCGTCTACCTTCGCGGCCTCTTCAAGGCGATCAAGGATCGCGAGACCACGACGGCGAACGAGTTCCCGCCGCTCACCGCGCCCGAGGTGGCCACTGCGCCGCCGGCCGTGGCCGAGGGTGCACCCGTCGTGCAAGCGACGCCGCCGACCGCGACGGAGGCCAAGCCCGAAGAAAAGCCGACCGAACCGAAGTCAGATCCGAAGGCGTTCGAGTAGTACCAACCTGGGACAAGGAGTAGGCGCATGGACATCGACCAAGAGAACCGGCTGCGCGGCGAGGGGGCGGACGTCGAACGCATGCTGGTCGTCGCTCACCTCAACGCGTGGCTGAGCAAGATTTCTCACGAAGGCTGTTCCGAAACCGTCCGCGAGATTCGCGACGAACTCGAACGCAACGAACATCGGAAGGAGTAGGCACATGACGATCCAAACGTATTGGGAGCTCACGGAAGCGGAGCGCGCGAAGTTGACGGTGGAGGAGGTCGACGCGTTCGCCGCGGTCGAGCTGATGACGAAAGGGGTGATCGACCCAGGCGAGTTGAAGCTCGAAGAGGAGGTGGACTTCAAGCCGCGCGTCCGCCCGTGGTATCTGGTCGGTGACATCGCGTTCGGGACCGCTGGTGATGCGTCGGCGTTTCTCTCGCTCATGCCGATGAAGGTCACGAGCGATTGGGCGGTGGGCTATGACGTCTCGTTCGTCCAGCCGCTGCCCGGTGAGATGGTGGTGAAGGAGCTTCCCGATCGGGCGGAGGTGTTGGAGCGAGGTCGAGCCCACTACACGAAGCGCAAGGCTATTCGGGAAGAGAACGCGAAGCGAAAGGACGAGCACGAGAAACTTTCGAAGGCGAAGCGTGAAGCGCTCGCCGACATGTGGAACGACTGGACCGCGTGCGGCTCGCGGCTCACGTGCGCGGAGCGAACGCGAGACACGTTCCGAAAGTACGTGAAGCTCACGAACGGAGACGAGGGCATGGCGGCGAAGTTTCTGTACGAGGCGCTCGGCCCCGGCAGCATTCGCGAAGCTCAGACGATGATGGGCGAAACGTTCGGGTGCAACGAGGATGGCGTACCAAGTGGGTACGACGCTGCAGCGCCGCACGAACATGCGGCGACGACGCTCGCGAAGGATGAGGAGGCCGCCGATGGCCCCGCGTTCTGATCAGCGCAAGTCCCTCGCCGTGTTCACCGGGAGCGCGACGCCGCGCGTGTCCCGGTGCATCTCCTCCGGCCTGTTCGGCGTCGTGGCATCGAGCTCGGCGGCGGCATCGTCGGGCAGCGCCGGCCACGTGCACATGGCTCACCGCGCGATGCACGGCGTGGATGAAGCGATGCGCATGCTTCCGGCGGTGATCGCAAAGTACGGCCTCGACGAGCGCGCCGGCCGCATCCTCACCGCGAGGCTGCGGAAGTTCGACTACGTGCCACCGCCGAACTCGGTGGCCGAGGTGGCGCTGGCGATCTGCCGCAGCGACGATCCCGATGCGCGCGCGGTGCGCGTGCAGGGCGGGCGCGGGCACTACCCGGACCTCCCAGAGAACGCGGTGTGCCCGACGCAGATCGATCTGATGTACTCGGAGCCCGAGCCGCTGGACTTCTCTGATCCAACGCACCCGCGCTGCCCGCCAGGGTCCACGCTCTTCGTCTTCGACTACAAGTTTGGCGACGATGCGCACGTGGATCCGGTGGAGCACAACGCGCAGCTCTCGGCCGCTGCCGTCGCCGCTGCATACTGGACCGGCGCCGAGACGGTCATCCCGTGCATCATCTTCCCAGGCCCGGGCGAGGGCGAGTGGGACGTGCCCACCGACGCCGAGGGCAACCTGATCGCATGGTCGCGCGAACGGTTGGAAGTGGAGTACGCCGAGCTCGTGGTGCTGTTCGAGGCGCGCATGCGGGAGATCGCGCGCATCGCCGCGGGGGAGCCGCCGACGATCGCCGAGGGTCCGTGGTGTGATTGGTGGTGCCCATCGATCAACGCGTGCCCGGCGAAGCTGGCGCTCGTGCGCTCGGTGATCGATCCGCTGGCCGAGCAAGTGCTGATGCCGCGCGAGCTCACCACGGAGCAGGCGGGGAAGCTTGTGGCCGCGATGGTGGCGTCCGAGCGCTTCTCGCGCAAGGCGCGCAAGGCGCTGGAGACGTACGTGCGATCGACGGGGAAGCCGATCCGCGTCGGCGAGGGCTTCGTGTGGGGTCCGGTGATCGATGAGCGCGACGAGATCGATCCCGCGCGCGCCGCCGCCGTGCTCGTGTCGGAGCTCGGGACGCACGCCTACGAGGCCGTGCGCGTCTCGAAGGATGGGTTGGAGGAGGCCATGAAGATGAAGCACCTCGAAGAAGGGCTTGTGCGCAAGCGGGCCGGCGCCATGCGTGTGCTCTTCGCGAAGCTCATCGAGGCGAACGCGATGCGGAAGGTGCCGCGCGAGGAGTACCGCGTGCACCGCGACAACGAGCCGAGCGCGCTGCCGGCCGAGGGTGAGACAACGCCGCTGGAAGCCGCGCTCGAAGCGGCGGTGGAGAAGGAGGATTCCTATGGGTGAGGTGACCGGGATCGCGTGGACGGATGCGAGGCGCGCATGGGCCTGAACCCACTCACTGGGCGACCTGGGCCAGCTCCGAAGCCACCGCGCGATGGCGACAAGAAGCAGGCTCGGCAACGGGTGAACGTCGAGGTGCGCACCGGTAGACGCCCGCATCCAAACACGCTGCCGTGCACCGACTGCGGCCACGTGTGGAAGGATGGTGAACGCCGCCACGAGTACGATCACCACCTTGGCTACGGTCGTGCCCATCACTACGACGTGGAGCCCGTGTGCTCGACGTGCCACGCGCAGCGCGATGGCAGCAAGGCGAAGCAAACACACTGCATTCACGGGCACGCATTCACCGCGGCGAACACGTACATCAGGCGGAACGGGTGCCGCACGTGCCGCGAGTGCATGCGCGCGCACGATCGAAAGAGGGGCTGGCGCCGTGGCGCAGCACGGAAATAGCGCCCCCGAAACGCTAAACCCATTCGCGCAGTTAGCAACAATCGCACCGCGTGCGCTCTTTTCCCATTGCGCCAGCGCGACGGAATGGGTACCTTGATTGTGGGTGGATGGAACGCCGGATGAACCGGCCCCACCCGACCTAGGAGTAGGCACCATGTTTCAAGTTGGCGAATTGGTTCGGGCGCAGCGCAGCGTGCAGGCGATGGTCGAGGGGCGCGTGTACCGCGTCACCGCTCGCTTCGATCGCGTGACCTTCGTGGGCACCTTCTGCACCTACGATCTGGAAGCGGTCGGCTCCTCGCGCGGCGACGTGGTTAGCGTTGGCAATGCGCACCTCCTGGTTTCGCGGGTGGCGTCATGATCCGCGTCGACTGGAAGCGGGTGGGTGTGCGGCATGGCGAGCGCTTTGCCGATCAGGAGGCCGACGAGATCGTTGCCGACGCGGGCGCCGAGTGTGAGGACTGGTTCTGCGACGTCGCGATCGGTAGCGCGGTCGAGATGGGCTTCGAGCCCGAAGACGAGGGGGCCGGCGCGTACGTGGACGGCTTCGTCGAAGGGGCATCCGCTCGCGCACGTTCGCTGCGCTCCGCGCAGGTGGCATCATGAGCGCCCCCATCACACGCGGCGCGCAAGCGCAAGCCGACGTCTCCGATCTGCTGCGCTCCCGCCACACGCTGCTTTGGATCACGTCGCTGGAGGAGGTGCGCGTCGAGCGCGCGCTGGTCGAGGCCGCTGCCCAGGCGCGCTTTGCCAAGGTGGTGTTCTGGGACGTCGATCGCGGCGCGGTCGAGTCCGGGCAGACCGCGAGCTTCGACCCGTCGACCAAGGACCCGACGGCCGCGATCCGCTGGCTCGAAGGCGAGGCGGGTGGGCGCGGCGCGCAAGGCCGCACGGTGCTCGTGATGCGCGACCTTCACCAGTGGGTGCGCGACCCGGCGATCCTTCGCCAGCTTCGGAACGCGCACCGGCGCATGCAATCGCTGCCGCCGAGCCAGGCGCGCGCGATCATCGTGCTCACGCCATCGGCGGAGATCCCGCCCGACCTTCGCGGCTGCGCGACGGTGGTGGATTGGCCGCTCCCCGACCGCGCCGAGATCCAAGCGCTGCTTACCGACCAGCTCTCGGCGCTGCGCGAGGGCAGCGAGGGGCGCAACCTGACCGGCGACGCGCTGGACCTCGCCGTCGATTCGGCGGTGGGGCTCAGCGAGGACGAGGCCACCAACTGCTTCGCGCTCTCGCTGGTGAAGAGCAAGGTGGTCGACCCGGCCGCCGTCTCGAAGGAGAAGAAGCGGATCATCTCGCGCATCGCCGGCCTGTCGTGGCACGACCCGGACCCGCGCGGGCTCGCTGCCGTCGGTGGCCTCGACCAGCTCAAGTCGTGGCTCACCACGCGTCGCTCGGCGTTCAGCCCGAAGGCGAAGGCGTACGGGTTGCCGACGCCGAAGGGGTGCATGATCGTTGGCATCCCAGGCACCGGCAAGTCGCTCACCGCCAAGGCGCTCGCCGCCGCGTGGCAGGTGCCGCTTATCCGCTGGGACGTCGGTGCGATGCGCTCGAAGTACGTGGGCGACAGCGAGGCCAACGTGCGCCGCGTGATCCAGATCCTCGAATCGCTCGGCCAGTGCGTGCTCTGGCTGGACGAGATCGAGAAGGCGCTCGCGGGTTCCACCGGCCCGCAAGGCGACGGCGGTGTGGCCTCCGATGCGCTCGGCACCATCCTCTCGTGGATGCAGGAGCGCACGTGCCCGGTGTTCGTGGTCGCCACCGCCAACGATGTGCGCGCGCTGCCGCCCGAGCTCTTGCGCAAGGGGCGCTTCGACGAGGTGTGGTGGGTGGACCTTCCGACGCACGCGGAGCGCGTGGCCATCGCGCGCGCTTCCCTCTCGGCCTTCGGGCGCACGCTCGACGATGCCGAGCTCGGCGAGATCGCCGACGCCACCGACGGGTTCGTGGGCGCCGAGATCGCGGCGGTGATTCCCGATGCGCTCTTCGCAGCCTTCGCCGACGGCGAGCGCGCGCTGACCGTGGCTGACGTGGTGGCCGCAGCCAAGGCCGTCACGCCGCTCAGCGAGACGGCGCGGGAGAAGATCGAGGACCTTCGGAAGTGGGCCACCGGCCGCGCCCGCTCGGCCTCCACCGCGGAAGCCACGAAGGCCACGAATGGCCGGCGAAACCTGGATATCTAGGAAAAGAGCACACGGTGTGGCGATTCCCATTGCGCCACGATGAAACAATGGGTAGAGTGATTGGGCCGGTGAGGAAGCCGGCCAAACCTAGGAGTAGGCAGATGAAGAACGAAGTTGCAGTGACGTTCCCCGCCATCGAGTACGTCGGCGGGATGGGCCAAAAGAAGACGGTGCCGGGCAGCGTGGTGATGGCCTCGGTGCAGTCGGTGAAGGACGAGTGCTGGGACCTGTACGGCAAGGTCACGGAGTACACGCTCACTCATTACGGGGTGCTCGCCGCCGAGGATCGCGCGCTCGTTCTCTCGACGTGGAAGAAGGTGCAGCCGTGACCGCCGCCAAGATGATCACGCTGAAGCCGGGCATCCTGGTCGCGCTGCGCACCACCGTGAGCGGTGGCGTTCAGTACGAGCGGCGCACGCTGGAGGCCGACGATCGCGGGGTCGACGATGGCACCACGGCAATCTCGAAGTGGGAGACGACGAAGGTGGTGCAGGACCCCGACGAGGTGGACCGCGCCACGGCAGCGCGCGGGAAGGCCGGCGCGGAGATTCGCAAGCTCTGCACCCGCACGAGCTTCGGCCTGCTCTGCACGCTGGCGAACGAGCCCGAGCTCAACGACGCCATCGCGCGGGCACGCACCATCGCCGACGAGTACAACGCGACGGCGGTGCACACGCGGGTCGGCGTGTACGTGCTGAAGGGGCACATCGCATCGACCGACGAGGAAGCGGCGCGCGCGATCGGTGACGAGGTGCGGGAGCTGGTCGACGCCATGAACTCAGGCATCACCACGCTCAACGTGGAGGCCATCCGCGACGCGGCGAAGCGAGCGAAGGAGATGAGCGAGGTGCTCTCGGACGATGCGGCGGCGGTGCTGACCGATGCGGTGAAGGCGGCGCGCACGGCGGCGCGGGTCATCGTCAAGCGCATTCAGGAGGACGGCGAGCAGGCTTCGATCGTGCTCGCCGACATCCAGCGCGGCGCAATCGAGAAGGCGCGCTTTGCCTTCCTCGATCTCGACGATGCCCAGGTGATCGCGCCCGAGGTTCCCGCCGCTCCGGCCGGCAACGTGGCGCGCATCGCGGCGCTCGACCTCGATGGCGACGCAGAAGGGAAGGTGGCGTGATGGCTTGTGAGGCGCGCCTTCGGGATGGGCAAACGTTTGTTCAACGGCAGGCCGAGGTGGCCGCAGCGCTCGCAAGGGTGAAGCGGTACCTCGCCGCGGGGCAGGTGCAGGTGGTGATCGCTCCGAACGGTGCGGTGGCGCTGAAGGGGTGGACCGATCGCGCGGACCTTTCCGACGCGTGCACCGTGCGAGCGCTCACCGTCGAGAGCTCGTGGGAGCTTCGGCAGGCCATCGCGAAGGCGGAGGCGATGAGCGGGCAGCGCGCGAACCTGCGCGCGAACGCGGCCGGGTGGCACAGCCACGACGGCGGCAACACGTTCGGGAGGCACTGATGCGCATCATCAACGGCACTTGGTGGAGCACCGAAGACTTGCGCCGCATCATCGCCGCCTCGATGAAGGCGCGCGGCGTCAAGTCGACCCGCGTTACCGTGACGATCGCGAAGGCGAAGAAGTACGTCACCGGCTTCGCCCGCCTGGGCAGATGGGTCGGTCCCACCCAGCTCAGCCCGAACGTGGTGGCCCCCCGCCGCTTCATCCAAGGTGGCTACATGACGATCCGCATCCCGGCCGAGGTCGACCCGTGCGACGTGGCGCGGGTGATCGATCACGAGGTCGCGCACCTTGCCGGCCTGAAGCACGCCGACATGGGCGAGGCGCTCTACAACTGCACGCAGTCGCTCGACTGGTTGCCCAACGCGCTCCCCATCCTCGCGCCCGAGGCCGAGCCCGATGGCACCGCGCTCGCCGCGGCCTCGCGAGCCAATCGATTCGAGCACGCAAAGGTGATGCTGGCGCGCGCCGAGACTCGGGCGAAGCGTGCGCAGACGATCCTGAAGAAGTGGCGGCGTCGCGTAAGCGCGATGCAGCGGAGCACGCCGTGAGCTGCTCGAACCCCTACTGCGACCGCGGCACCTGCCGAGGCCCGCGCCAGCCGAGGCCGCACCCGTGCCGCGCATGCGCCGCATCGCTCGAAGTTCTCCAAGCCGCCGCCGCGATGGTGGCGCGCATCCACACCACAACGATTCACCAAGGAGCACCCCATGCACTGCCCGTTCTGTAAAGCGCTCGACGATCTCAAGGAGTCCCCCCTGATGATGTTCACCGCGGGCATCGGCCTCGGCATCCTGATGCACAAGCACCCCGCCAAGGAGGTCGACGTGTGCCGCAAGCACATGGCGATGGCGCGCGAGGTCAGCACTGCGCTGGATGAACCCCTCAACTGGACCACGGAGGTGCTCTCGTGAAACGCAAGCTGGCGCCGGTGCGCGACTTCTCACGCGGCGGCGTGCGCGTCGAAGATGGGCCGCTCGCCGCGCTCGTGCGCGCCGTCGGCACCATGCCCGCGCTCGCCGAGATGGTCGGCATCTCAGCGTCCACGCTGCGACGCATCAACCAGGGGGAGCGCGCGCCGAAGAAGGGCGAGGCGCTGCTCCTCGCGATGGTCGCGAAGCAGTACCGCGTGGCCGCGCCTACCTTCGCGGGGCGCACGTGACCGCCGTCTACTTCATCGCCGAGAAGGGGCCGGGCGGCGTCAACGGCGACACGTTTCTCTGCCAAGCGTGCAACGAGCGCCTGGGCACGTACGATCCCGGCGACGACGACGTGGAGGTGTGGGAGCTCGGTGGCATCGGGTGGACGCGCAGCATCCGGTGCCGCGCGTGCAACGTGGTGGTGGCATCGAAGGATCCGCAAGCTGGAAAGGATGCACGGACATGAGCGAACGACTGAACCCTCTCGACCGACGCCACGTGGACCGCGTGGCGATGCGCGCGCCGCCGTCGTGGCAGACGTGGGCGATGCTGCTCGACGTCTCCAACCGCCTGCGCATCATGGCGACCACCGAGGAGGAGCGCGCGGTGCTCTACCCGAACGAACCCCACCTCCGCACCCGAGGCATCCTATGACCGCGCAGCTTGATCACGTGGACCTTCGCCGCACCGGCTCGCGCGTCTCGTTCGTGCGTGTGCTCACCGATGGCACCGAGGAGCCGCCGCAGGAGATGGGCACGATCATCCGCGAGCTCGGCGGCACGCTGCTTATCGAGCGACCGAGTGGCTTGTGCATCACGGTCAAGCCGTGGCCCGATGGCACGGTGCACTCCTGGTTCGAGTCTCGCTCGCGCGACGATGCCGAGGCGCAGTGGTGGGCGAGGACCGCGTGACCGGCCGCATGCTGGCGCAGCTCGCTTGGGTCGCCGCCCGAGATGCCGAGCGCGCGGAGGACGAGAGCGAGCACTGGCGATTGCACACGATGGCGAGCGCGCTCTTCGACGAGGCGGCGGCCAAGGGATTCACCAACACCGGGACCGATGCGGTCTTCGGAGACGAGAAGGAGTAGGACGATGAGCACCGGACTTTCGTTTCGAGAGCGGGCTGCGATTGCGGCATTCACTGCGATCCCAAAAGAAGGCTTCCCCGTGTGCACGGACGGGGCCGCGCTCGCTGCGCAGGATCTCGCCAATGCGTGCTGCAAGGCGTGGGGGCACGTGGACCCTGAAGCGCGACAGATGCCAGCACATCTTGCTGCGATGATGGGGCCAATGGTGGATGAGTGCCCGCGGTGCGGCAAGGTCGTGCCGACGACGGAGGAGCCGTGACGCTGGAGAACTTCGTGCTCGGGTTGCTGGCGGTGACCTTCGTGGGCGGTGTGGCGCTCGCGACGTGGCTCGCCACCACGTGGCCCACGCCAGAGCAGCGAGCACACGTGCATGCGGCGGAGCGTGATGCGGGGAAGCCGTGGCGGTGATGGGACGCTCGCCCGAGTGGCACCGGCAGTTCGTCGATGCACTTCGCGATGCGCTCGGCCTCGCCCCGATCTACTCACCCGACGAGCCCACGCCGATGCCGAGCTATCCCGATATCGGTGGACGGTACGAGATGCGACCCGAGGAACCGTGGGCAGGTACGCCTGCTCGCGACGGCTGGTTCAATCAATCAAGAAAGAGGAGCAGACGATGACATCCCAACAAGGTACCGGGGCAAACGTCCCGCGGAGAGGAGAGGTAGTGGAGTGAAGAAGCAAGGCAGCGCGGAGAGAATCCGCAGAGCGAACGAGCGACGGATTGCGGCGCACATCCGCGCGATGGCTGACATCCTCGACACCGCGGTGCACTCGGATGAGGAGATGCGTACCGAGGTGGTACGCGTGGCCCGCGTGCTTGCGGATCAGATCGAGAATCGAGAGCACCGATGACCACCCCCACCATCAACAGGACCCCGCGCGAGTGGGTAGAGAACTGCGACCGCTGCGGCGGATGCGGCAAGGTTCATCGTCGCGAACGCTTCGCGCTCTGGACGCCCGACGAGTACGAGCACGTGTCGCCGCTCGACCCGAAGCACGATGTTCCTCCCGACGCGTACGTATGCACCGCCGCGCCCGGTGGCTCGATCAACGAAGCGTGCCGCGAGGGCATCGAGATCGCCAAGTTGGTCGGCCGCCCGGTCGCGTTCGAGTTCAACGGCGCGGTTGCGGTGCTCCGTGCGGACAGCGATCCGATCGCCATCATGAAGGCTTGGTGGAAACGCGCCTACGGCAAGACCTACGAAGAATCGATGGGGGACCGATGACCACCCCCACCCTGACCCTGGAGCAGATCGCGGAGTTGGAGGCGCGCATTCGTGGCGCGGTCGAAACTACGAACACGGCGCAATGCGCCGTCAGCGTCGCCGTTCCACATGAGATTCTGAGCGCACTCCTCGCGAGTGCGCGGAGATTGGGGGAGGTCGAGGCGGAGCGAGACGAGATGGCGGCCAAGGCGTACGCCGACAACGACGAGCTTTGGTCGGACGAGTGCGAGCGTGCCCGGAAGCGCGCCGACGCGGCGGAGGCCAAGCTGTCCAGCCTGACCGACCGCATCACGGAGATCGCCGACGATGCGCTAGGGCTTCAGGTGCCGGGCACGCCGCTGCATGTGATGCTCGACTCGCTGAGCAAGGCGTACCACGATGAGCGGATCGCGAAGAGCGCGGCGGAGGCCAAGCTGGCGAAGCACGCAGCGGCGAGCGATTCCGTGCGCGGTATCGCGGCGATGGCCGGAGACATCGAGCACTACATCTCCGCGCACGAGGACACGCGGCACGACTTCATGCGGAAGATGGCAGCGGCGATCAGGACGCTTGATGCGCCGAACTGGGTGACGCCGGAAGAGTACGAAGCCGCCCTCGTCGCGGCGAAAGGAGCGGGGTGATGGGCAAGCTCCCCACGAAGCCGCGACCGATGACGGACGTAGAGCGAACCGTCGCCACGGAGTTGCTCAACAGCCGCGACCCATGGCGGTCGCTGTATTCTGGAGGCGCAAGTCGCAAGGTGTCGCAGGCCGTTCGCCGTCTCCAGTCGATGGGGTACGTCAACTACACGATCGAAGGGGACGCCGCCGTTCATCGGGTCACGGAAACGGGCCGCGCCGCTCTCGCCCTCCCCGCGAAGGCCGGGGGTGCGCGGCCATGAGCGGCATCTGCATGGCCTGCCATCTCGAAGGCTGCCCGAACATCGACACGTACTCGTGCGTTGTGCGACAGCGTGACGAACTCCGCGCCTCCCTCGCACGGGCCGAAGCGGAGAGGGATGCGGCGCAGCGATCCAACGTGGCGTTCATCGACTCCAATACGCGCATGTCGACGGTGGTGCACGCCGCCATCCTTTGGCACCGCGGCGAGACGCAACCCGAGGAGCACCACAACGACGACGGACTACGCGCCGCGGTGTCGACCTACCTCGCCTCCGAGCCGAGGGAGACGACGTGATGGCCTGTTACTACTGCGACCGCTCACCGTGCGAGTGCACCCCGTCGATGTTCGACGACGTACCGCGACCACTGCCGAGTGAGATGGCCATCCGCAAGGCCGAGCGCGAGAGGATTGTGGCCATCGTCGATGCGCATCTTTCAGACCTCCGCACGGCCCAAGCGGCAAGCGAACGCGATGCATCACCGCACTGGACGAACACCATCCGGAACATCATCGACTCGGTGGCCGTGCTCCGAGGCCGCATCGAAAACCACGAACCGAAGGAGTCAGGCGATGGGTGAGGTGAAGGTAGACATGGTGCGCAAGTTCGCTCTCGCACTCCGACGGCAAGCGAACGCGGCCGATACGGATCCGCTCGTCGCGCCGATGGTGATGGTCGAGGTGACGCCGCTCCTTGCGAAGAAGGTCGCCAGCGCACTCCTCACCGTGCGGCGTACCAAGAAGGGACGGGCGAAGTGAAGAAGCGCGTCATCGTTCCGGACAGCCTCATCCGAGGTGCGGCGAAGGGGTTTGTGGAGGAGGCGAAGCGGATGCCCGTCGTCATCGTGGGGCCGCCAGCGCCAAGACCACCTGAGCGTCGAGACGGCGCCGCGTACTCGTGCCCGTTCTGCCAACGCACGGCGGCATACGTCGAAGTGACGCACGGCTTCGACGACGGAGTACCAGTGACGTGGACGCGTCCGGTGTTCATGTGTGCGTGTTGGGACGTGCCGAGAGACATGCGAAAGGCGGGGCGGCGGTCGTGAAGGCCCTACGCTGGTATGTCGAGGACCACCTCGTAGACGAATGCCAAGACGTTCGCGCGGGGTTCAGTCCGCGGCAAGTCGCCGGACCGTTCCCAGAGTTCGACGCTGCGGAGGCATTCATCCACAAGCTTCTCGACCTGGTTGCGACCGGACGCACCGCGCACATGGATTACATCGGCGACGGGCTCGTCATCGTGTCTCGTCGCGTATCTATCCACCGAGCAAAGGTCGCGCCGTGAAAGACCGCCCCTGGTTCCTCTTCCAACTCCCGCTCCCGCCGGGCGTCATCGCCTCGCGATGCTACGTGCCCGCGGACACCGAAGCGGAGGCACGGGAGAAGCTCGCGCGAGAGAGCTACAAGGGTGCGCCGGTCCACGAGTGGCCGTGCTTGGGGTCGAGGTGGTGCGCGAGGGAGAGGTTGTTCGGGTGATGGTGGCGTGCGAGGCGCTGTTCGATCGACGCTACCGGCGCTCGGTTCTCTTGCGGCGAAAGCTGCGCGAACTCCTGCGCGAACTACGAGAACTGCGCGCGGCACGCAAAGCGATCCGCACCTTGCTCGACGGTGAGACAAAATAGGCAACGGCCCGCAACCCTTTCGGGCGGCGGGCCGTTGGCTCTAGCGGAGTAGGCTGGAGCGAAGTGTCTGAAAGCTACGCGATGATCGGCGGCGCGGTCAAGGCGCGAAGCTGATCGACGGTTCCGTAGAAGTGGTCGCGGTCCACTTCCCCTTCGACACCATCGACGATGCCGGGTGCTGCGATGCGCTCGGCGGCTCCAGCGCTGATGGCGGCGCGCGCGATGCTGCCCCACACGTGGTCGCCTGCGCGGTACACCTTGCCCATCCACGCCCACGACTTGAGCATGCGTGCGATCAGGTTGCCGGCGTACTGATGAAACAGCGCGCGCTTGAACGGCCCGAAGATGGGTGGCACCGAGGCTCCGTACGCAGCGCTCGCGAGCTCGCACCCGGCGAAGGCTTCGATCGCCAGCGTGGAGCTCCCGGTGGGACCGAGCCCAGACCAGAACCTGGCGCCGCTGTAGATCGTCGGATGGTGGCCGCGATCTGCGCGGTACCCTTCCTCCCACCCGGCGCTCCACTCGATCACCTGCACCGGCGATCGTCCGTTCATCGTTTCGAGGTCGAGCCACGCGGGGAAGTCGAGCTCGATGCCATCGATGGCGCGAAGCAGCGCGGCCACGTCGTCGACCGGGTCCTCATCGGGGAGCGCATACTGGTACACGCTCACGAGGTGGCCAGCGTCTCGCGCGGCAGTGAGGAACGGAACGAGCGTGGAGTCCTGCGGTGCCTCGCCGGCCTGCGTGCGAACCACCACGAAGCGGATCCCGTCTTGGTACGCCCGAGCAAAGTCGATGTGCGCGCCGGCCTGCGCCGCCGAGAGGTCGATGCCTTCGAGCACGACCAGCGCGGGAGCGAGCCCAGCGGCCCGCCACGTGTCCGTTCCCACCACGCCGTCGGCGGTGAGATGGTGTGCGATCTGGAACGCGATGGTGGCCGTGCGAGTACCTGGTCCGAACACACCGTCGGCGCGCAGGCCGAGCGCCCGCTGCCACGCCACCACGTCCTCGCCCATGGCCCCGAATCGAAGCGTCTGCATGCGGTCCCTTTCCACCTACACTGTACCCATTTCCGGCGCCTAATCGCCCCCGTGGCGCGCCGGCCCTGAGCCCTTGCGCAACCATCGGCGCCACCCGGCCCGGCAAGCCTACGCCCCAGCCCCGTCGGAGCCAGGCCCCTTCCAACCGCCTTGCGCGAGGTGCCAGTTGGCCGCCTCGAAAGGGGTTACCGTTCCCCGGTTCCCACACCATGCGCACTCCACCGGGAGCCCCTCGGCCCGCCCCTCCGCGCAGGCCGGGCAAGGCACCCGGTCAAGCACCGGACGGGGTGGGCGCGGGCGCCCTCGGCGATCAGCCACGCGGGCAGGTCACGTGAACGCGAGCGGCGTCACCGTGAACGCTTTTTCTTGGAGCCCGCTCGCATCCGGAGAGCCGCCGACGGCCTGCCACCGCCACACCCAGTCGCCGGCGACAGCCTCGAGCGGGAACTGGTACTCGGCGTAGAAGAGTCCCGTGCCGTAACTGACCGCGGTGAGGGTGATGTTCGACCCGCTCGGAGGATGCAGCGTCACCACGTGCGACGCTGGATTGCTCAGCGCGTACGACGGCGACGGCGACGTCGGGGGCGTGGCGACCGCGTACGTACGAACGAAGATGCGGATCTTCTGGCCCGGCTTGACGTTCATTCGGTCATGGTCTCCATGTAGGACGCGAGAGTTGCGGATCCCATCACGTCGTCGACCCTGTACTCGGACGCGGCCATCGACTCGAGACGGAACGCGATGGCATCCACACGAAACACGTCGTCATCCGACGATCCCATCGTCGCGAGCACCGCGGCAGACCCCTCGATCACGCCTTCCCCGTTTGGCCAGGAGTCATCGACACCAGCTGCGCGCTCGAACTCATCGTCACCAGCGCGATGGCCGTCGCGACGATCTTGCCGAGCATTGACGCGACCGCGATCGACGCGAAGCCACGAACGGCGAGGACGAGTGCGCTCGAGCCCACTCCTTCGACGGCGATGGCGCGCGGACTCAGCATCATTCCCTCGTGACCGTGACGGTGCCGGCGGGAGCCTCGACGATCGACTGCTCGATCTCCGCCCCTGCGTCACGCGTGGTCGCCGTGACGATGAGCGGGCGCGTCGGGTCGAGGCCGGCGAGGCGATACATCTCGGTGAGCATCGTGACCTGCGTCGGCGAGAGCCCACCGCTGCCGGCCGTGGCGAGCGCTTCACCCATGCTGCCCGACTGTTGGAACGAGACGACGAGGCTGTTCCACACGGCGGCGGCGAGGGACTGCGGCGACAGCTCCGACACGGACGTGATGTCACATGACATCGACGCTGGAGCCGCTGCCACCGCGGCGACGTTCCCCGAGCCGACGATGCCCGCGACCGCGTGCCCGAGCGCCGTGATACCCGCGGTGAGTCCACCGCTGCCGGCGATCGCCGCAGTGGGGAACCACGCTCCGATGACGTCGGCGACGACGGTGCCGCTCCCGTTGATCGCGCACGCCGCGAGGAGCACGCCGCCGAGCGCGGCATCGGTGATCGAGCCCGAGCCGACGAGGTCTGCGGCAGCCTGAAGCACGCCGGCGATCGACGCAGTGACGTCCCCCGATCCGGCAATGGTCGATGCGATGCTCACGACCGCGTTGAGCGTGCCGGTGACGTCGCCCGAGCCAAGCAATGACGCGTCGATGTCGACGACGCCGCGGATGTCCGCGGTGACCGCGCCCGAGCCGGCGAGCGCGGCGGCGGCGATGATCAGCAGCCGAAGGTCCGCGTTACTGATCGTCCCGGTGCCGACGATCGCGCAGTCGCCGTAGAGCCCGCCCGCGAGGTTGGCGCTCACGGATCCGTCACCGAGGACCTGACGAAACGATCCGAGTCCGCCATCCTCTTGCGCCGTCTGCCAGCAGTACGGAGGTCGGTACCCATCTGGGACAGACGTCTGGCCGAGGAAGCCGAGGTTCTCGTCGCCGCCCGTTCCGCCTGCCGATCCGGACGTGTTGAAGTTCGCGCGAGCTTGCGCGGGTGCGGCGGTCGTCGTCCCCCCGGCGTAGAACCGACCCGGAGACTTGCAGAGCACGGAGTAGTTCCCGAGCAGGGCCACGCCATCACCCCCAACCGAAGTCGAGGTGACCGTAGAACGCGCTGTTCACCGGCGTCGCTGCGCCCGCGAGCATGAGCCACGCGAGGCACGCGTTGTCGTAGACGCGCGGGAGCGATGGAACTTGGTTCAGCAGATCGCGCTCGGCAGCAACGCCGATCGTCGTCATGGGCAACGTGAGCAGCGGCTTGCAGAGCACGTAGCTGAGCGCGCCGGACGTGTACGTCGCCGAGAGGTTGAGCTGCTGAATCGACCGAATGCCTTGGTCACCCGCAGCGAGCGGCATGAAGGGACCGTACTTGCCGGCACCCGTGCCCGAGTAGGCGATCGTTCCGATGTTGCACGCGGTCTTACCGATCGGCAGCGTGGTCGGCGTGAGGTTGCCCGCGGTGCCGCCCGAGTCCGTGTAGGTGATCCGCATGTTGGGCGTGCCGGCGCCCATGATCGTCGTCGGCGTGACGAAGCACTGCACGCCGGCCCCCGTCGTGTATCGCGGAAGGCCGGGGGTGATCGTCTGCGTTCCGGTGCCGTCGGTCGTGAAGTCGACCGCGGTTCCCGCAATCGCGTTGGCCAGGCTCGACGCCAGTTTCGACGTCGTCGACGACTGGCGAATGGTCCAGTAGTCCGTGACCGCAGCGAGACCCGCCGGAAGCGCGCCGCCGCTGTTCGAGACTTGCACGCGCGTGAACGATGCGATGTCGTACGCAGCGTGCGTGATGATGTCGGTCCCGTTCGCCGCGGTGAAGGTGGCGGAGTTGATCGTGGCCTGGTCGCCGGTCGTTGTCACCGACGTCATCGGGTAGTATCCGAGCAGGTCGACGAGCATGAAAACGGCAGGCATCGTCGTAGCGGCCGCCGAGAACGCCGACGCGTTGAGGACGTGCTTGGTGTCGGGCGTCACTGCGCCGCCGCTCAAGATCGCCCCCGTCGACTGGTCGCATAGCGACTGGAACGAGAGGTTCGTGGCGCCGCTGAGCACGCCCGCAGTCGGGTTGCCGAGCGAGTGAAACAGGCAGGCCCACTCCCCTGCGACGTGCGCGCCGACCGCGTGAGTGAGCTTGTTCCAGTCCTGCCGAGAGAACTTCCCGTTGACGGTGACCTCGTTCAGAAAATCGTCGAGCGACGTGAATCCCATGTCAGCTACTCCAGGTCGTGGTGATGTCGCCGTGGATGGGAGCCGCCGAAAGCGAGCCCCGTGCAAGCACGATGAAGTTCAGGTACGCGTCGTCGTAGATGCGCGGGAGGGACGGTCGATCGGTGAGAAAGTCGACCTCGACGGCGGCATCGATGCCGAGTAGCGAGATGTCCGCGAGCGGCTTCACGAGGACGAGCGTGAATAGACCGACGTCGCCGCCGTTCGTGACAGTGACTCCCTCGACGCTGCGCACGCCGGTGTCGCCGGACTGGAGCGGGATGAAGGGTCCATAGCAAAGCGCGGTTGCTTGCGCGGACGTGGCGATCGTTCCGTTGACGGTCTGCGTACCGAGTTGCACGAGCGCGGACGTTCGACCAGCGACGCCAGCGCTGTTCGTGTAGTTGACGGAGAAGCGCGCGGGGAGTCCGGTGTGCCCGGCAACGACGACGGCCATCATCATCACGCCGTCGCCGGTCGTGTACCGAGAGAGGGCGACGGAGTTATCCGTCACCTGCTCTTCGTCAACGGTGCCCTCGTCGATGAAGGGATAGTAGAGCAGGTAATCGCAAAGGATCATCGGCAGTGGCACCGCGCCAGCCGTGACCGTGAGCGCAGTGAGGCGGCGAAGGTGCTTCGACTTCGGCGACACCGCTCCGCCGTGGTAGAGCCCGCCGTCCGTGGACTGCGCGATCCTCGCGGCGACGAGCGGAGCCGACGCGTAGTAGTTCGGCCTTGGGTTGCCCGGAGCCATCGCGAGGTCCTGCCAAAAGCCAGCTGATGTGACGACGGCGCATTGCTTCCGCCACGACGCGTACGTGACGGCGCCGTCTTCTACGTCGCGGTCGACGTATGCCTTGACGCTAGAGAACCCCGGCATTGCCTCGACCGCGAACGGTGGCCGACATGTTCGCCGCGACAGGCGCCTCGCACGTGCAGCCCTTGATGACCTTGCCGTCGAGGACGAGCACCGCGAGTTTGCACGCCGAGCACGTGTAGAGGGGCCGCTTCGGTTCGGTTGCAGTCTGCATGTCACGTCTCCGTGTGCGTGAGCGCGTTCGCCGCGAACTGCGGCTGGATCAGGTTGGCGACGGCCAGCGATGCGTTGAGCGCGCCGCTCGCGATGATCTGCCCCGCGCCTGAAGACGCCGTGCCGATGCTCACGTGGGTGATCGTGTTGGTGCCGCCGGTGCATTGCGGAAACTGGAGTAGGTCGTCGTTCGACGCAGCCTGACCGACCACGTCCCAGCCCGTTGCGTCACGGGCGACCGCGATGCGCGCGTAGCTCGTGTAGGTCGCCTCGTTCGTCGTCTGGCTGCCCGCTGCGCCGGGGTCGGCGGTGTGGAGCGCAAGGTAGAGGTTGGTGTTCGCGTCCCAAGAGAGCTCGACGGCTTGGTAGAGTTTCTTCAGGATGTCGTTGATCGTCGTGTTGCCTTTGGCCATGGATCAGTCCTTTTCCAGTTCGTTGAGAACTGCGCGCGACTTGCCGCCTTCGGTGAGGATGTCGGAGACGCGTTTCGAGAGGGGATGGTTCGGGTCAGCGTCCACCGCCGGCTTGAGCCACGCAGCGACGACCGGCACAGCCTTCGCAGCCGCGCCGAAGATGCTGCCGACCAGGTCGATCGCGTCCGACGCGGTGCTCACTTGCAGCTCCCGCCGGCAAACGCCGCACCGAGCGTGAGCGCGTCGGTCACGAGGAGCGGGAGCTCGACGCCGGCGTGGGTGACCGCGTTAGCGATCTGCGCCAGGCCGCGAACGCTCGCGGCCAGCGCGCACGTGAGGCTCTTCTTGTCGCCAGCGTCCCATGCATCGACGGCACTCTCCGCCGCGAGGAGTGACGCGCGGGTGGTGTCATAGGCGTCGGCGCACGTCTTCAGGAGCGCCGCGTCCTTCTGCTTCGCTCCTGCCTGGGCGCATACCTCATCCGCGACCTTCACGCCTTCGGCGACGAGGACGACGGCCGCGCGAGCGGACTCGCGAGCGGGCGACTTCGCGTCTCCCCCGCAGCCCTGGGTTCCCATCGAGAGCGCGAGCGCCAGAGCGAGCACACCGAGACCGCCGGCACCACTCGGAGGATCGGGCGGGAGACGCGGCTTCGTCGGCGCGTCCTGGTCGACCTTCTTGCGGGTGAGCATCTCGCCGATGACCTTGGCGACCTTGTTCGGGTCGGGAAACACGGCGCTCCACACGCGGAGGAGCTGAGCGACCACGTACGGCATCCGCGCAAACTCCTCGGGCGTGCGCGGCTTGCCGAGCCACGACACGATCGCGCCGATGACCGGCATGATGACGAGAGCAAAGATGGTCGGGTGCGCCTCGATCCAGTCGAGCGCGAGCGTGACGTAATGCATGGTGTTCCTCAGTGATGGGAGCCGATGGCGGCACCGATGAGCCCGCCGATCGCGGCGGCGATGATGGCGAACGCGACGGCCGCGCCCTTCCATCGAGTGACTTTGGTGGTGGCACGCATCGCCTCGACGCCTGCGTCTTCGGCGTCGACTTTGGTGATCGCGCCGCGCAACCGAATCTCTTCTTCGCGCTGCTTCCGACGACCGCGCTCCTCCGCGGCTTCGGTCAGGAGCGCGAGCTGCGTCTTGTTGTCGACCTTGATCTCTTCGATGTCGCTGCGCAGGCTCCCGAGGTCGCGCTCGATCATCTGCTCGATCACGAGAATGGCCGCCTTGTTCTGCGACTCGACGTCCGCCTTGATGTCGCTCTTGACGCGACGGATCTCCGCCTCGAGCTCGCGTTGCTTTGCCTCGACGGCAGCGACGCGCTGCTCGAGCGTCGACATGTCACGGCATCGCCAGCGCGAGCTTTGGAGCGAGGTGGACGAGCACGTAGAGGACGATCGCCGCGGCTGCCGCCATCGTGAGATACCGCTCGACGTTCGACCTCGGCTGACGAGGGACGAGCACGGCCTTCGCGATGGCGTTCGTCTCGTTGACGACGCCGAAGATCTCGAGCGTGCGCTGGTCTGCGGCGCGTGCGTGCTTTGCTGCGCGATGCGCTAGCTTCGTGGCCGCGCCGACGCTTTCGGCTGGGGTCTTGTCGTCCCAGTCGTCTTTGATGGTGGTCATCATGCTCCTCAGAAGGCAGCGAGATAGGCGTAGACCTGGGCGATCTGCGGTGCGGAGAGCAGCACGTTCCACACGAGCAACCGTCGCAGCTTCGCGCCGAGAAAGTGCGTGTGGTTGTAGTCGGCCGCGAGCAGGCAGTTACCCGACCCTGCGCTCATCGCCGCAAGACCGGGTGTAGATCTGAGCGTACCTGCGCCCATCTGTCGAGGTCCCGAATTCATGCACCGTCGCTACTTCGATGACGGTTAGCTCTCCCTCTTTCGCGGCCCCGTCCTGGGCGTGGATGCCTGCCCGGACCATCGCCCCGGACTTCAGAGCCTTAGCCTTGGATAGGAGTTGCTTGTATCCCTTGTCCGTGTCTTTGACGCTCACAGGGACAGACCATAGCGGGCGTTGAAGTACGCTTTGAACCGGGCGGACGAGGTCGATGCCAGCGTCGTCTTCGCCGTCATGATCTCCATGATGTCGCCGTCGAGCTTCGTCGCTCCGTTGTAGCTGGCGCCGACAAGGAGAGGGTCGGCCGAGTAATCGATCGGCGTGCCAGACGCGAACGTGCCCGGTGTGCCCCCGTCCACCGAGATCGACAGCGTCGCGCCGTCGAAGCTCGCGTCCACCATGCACCAGCCGGTTCCGGGATAGCCGACAGAGGCGACCTTGTAAACTCCGCTCACGAACTGGTAGACGAATACGTCGGAGGAATTGAGGCCGATTCCCCAGTTACCGTTACCTCCGTCCTGGAGCCACGCCGCATCGTTGTACCGCTGCGCGCCAGGCGCCGCGGCGCTATTGATCCTTGCGAGGATGACCGCGCGCCAGGCCGTAAGGGTCACGTAAGTCCCGACGGAGCCGACCGAATCACGAATGAACTTGTCCGCGGGGAATGCGGCGCTGTGCTTCCCGTTCAGCGTCACGCCCGCGTCAGGGGCTCCGAGGCCTGCCGCCTGGAGGGTGGGCGTCCCGCTGGCACCTGCACTCGCGGCCCCCGCCCACGGGAGCGCAACCGCGTAATCCTTATACCAGCCGCTAAGGGCTAGCGTTGCCGGGTCGAAGACGGACGTAGATGCGCCACCACCAAACCCGAGACCGAGGCCGAGACCTTGGCACTCTGCCATCGACGGACGAACGATGCGCTTCTGCTTCGGGGTCCAGATCATGGCGTCCTCAATTCCCAGTTAGCCCGCGGTCCTGAACCCACGTGCCTCCGTCGTAGACTCCGCCGCCGAGGTCGACGGCGTTACCGACACACACCCAGCCGCGAATGATGTACTTCGATCCGCCGCTCCCGATCTCGCTCGGCGCGGTGTTCCGTCGCGTGTCTCCGATGCGGCGGTTCCCAGATACCGGAGGCGCGGTGCCGAAGTCGTGAAGCTTCGGGTTGAAGCCAACCTCGCCCTCGAACGTACCGTTTTGGTATATGGGCGCTACGCCAGCAGCACCCAAACCGGCGCGAATTGCCGTAGCGCTGAAGGGCAAGCCGATCGCTCGAGACGACGTCGAGCCGGAAAGCTCCGCGTAGACCACGTCGTGCGCTGGGTTCAAGAGCCATCGGTAGTAGGCAGCGGGTGACCCGCGCTCCCACAGAGCGAAGGTACCGGTCCCGTCGCGCGTGCCTAGTTGGGAGTACAACAGCCCGCTCGGAGACGTGTCGTCGTAGGACCGCAACGAGCCGCGGATTACCGTGTCGCCGATCTGGACTAGACCCGTAGACCGCGCGCTTTGTCGCGAGGACGAAGAGAGGTTGCCGCCGTGGACCATCGCCGGCGCAAGGATGATTGACTCGCCCGACTCCGAGTAGCACGCGGTGAATACCGTGGTACTTGTCACGCCGCCCGCGTAGAAGTCGCAGAACGGTCCGTTATCGTCTTCCGATCCGCACCCTGCACACTGCACGGAATCGTACTGGTTGCCCAGGTTGCCCGTGTCGTATACGCCGTGGCCACGAGTCATCGCGAAGTCACAATGGGTCGCTTTGCCGACGTTCGAGTCTCCACCCTCCGCCCGGATCGCGTGCCCCCCAGCAACGCCGCCAGAGCACGAGATCATGCGCCAGCCGTTCGCGTTCGAGCCGCTTCCGGTGTGGTCTCCGGTGAACGAGAATAGGTCTCCACCTACGTTCTCGACATGCACGTCGGTTACGACGATCTGCGTTGTAGACCGGATCCCGTCGCCGCTCACCTTCGAGTTTGCTTTTCCGTAGATCGTGAAGCCCGACAACTTCGAGTTGCCTGCCGATGGATAGTACGAAATATCGTAGTCGATGGGGTTGACCCACGGGACCGTGCACTTGACGATCGCGTTCCCGGTGACGGTTTCGCCGGTACCTTTTTGGTACAACTCAGGGTGCCCAGGTTGCGTGACCTTGAACGTATTGATCCCGGTGACCTCTACGCGCCAGTTTCCGCAAAGCGCGTTGATGCCGGCTTTTCCGGCAAGGATGCTCTTCCGAATTCCTACTCGGACGACGTCTCCCGTGATGAGCCCGTGCGCGATCGTCGTGGCGATCTCCACGTCGGCGCCGAACGTGTTCGTTACGTTGGAGATGGGAATCTCCGTCGCACCGACCGCTGGCCCAAGTTCGTTGAAGTCACCCTGCGAATGAAGACGAATTTTGTCGCAGTGGTCCGGAAAGACCAGTTGCGTACCGGGGCTCCACCAATGACCCGGATGCAGCCATGGGCTAGACCGTCCGTCACCCTGGAGCCACACCCCTTGCTGAATGTGGATCGTGTCGGAAAAGTAGAAGTAGCCAGCAAGGTGCGCGATCTGGATCCGATTCAGTCCGCCCGTAAGCGTCGCGTCCCGTTTCATGGCCGCGAGCATGGCCGTAAACGCGGGTAGGTTGTCCGTTCCGGTCGTCCCGTCCCAATCTGGTACGAGACCGAAGTCATACCATTCGTATCGATCTGCGATGCGTTCTCGAAGGTAGATCTGTCCTTCGACATCACACCAACCCGCGTGCCGCAACCCACTCACGCACGTGGGGTCGTTGACCCGCACAAGATTCCCGGAAGCATCCCATCCGATCGCGGTAGCGAGTCCAGCACCGACACTTTTGTCGCTCGGGTCGATGGGGCCCGTGTGCTGGATCGGTTGCACGGTACCGTCGGCCGCAGTCGCGGTAGCGATGCCTGCGAACCGCGCGAGTGCGGCGCCGATGGCGCCGACGATCGAACGCACCTTCCCAGGGTTCGCGACGTCGAGCACCATCACGCGCGACTTCACCGCATCGGTGGAGAGCGTCTTCTGAACCGCGTCGACGCCCGCCGTACCCTGCGGCCCATCGGGACCGGGCGGACCTTGAACGCGCACGGTGGCGCCGTTCGCTCCACTGCGGACGACGGTCATCCTGGCCTCCGTTGCACGATGAACTTCCCTTCGAGGTACACCTTGCGCGAACCGGTCGAGAGCGTCACTCGAAGCTGCGTGTAGCCGCTGAGGAACGGCCCTTGCTCGACGGTGAGCCCGGCGATGATGGTGTCGATGAGCTCGGCGGTGAAGACCGGCTTGATGGTTCCCGCCTCGCCTCCGAGCGTGATGCCGTCGGTGTCGGTGAGCGTGACGAGCGCAGGTGAGCCGCTCATCTCCGCGCACACCACCATCTCCGCCGTCGCGCCGGTGAGGTCGGTGACCGAGTCGCCGTCATCCCAAACGAACGTCGTGTCGTCCCAGTCCGCGCCTTCGTCGACGCGAATGTCGTAGGAGAGTACGGCCGACATCAGGTCGCCTTGGTGAGCGTGAAGGTTTTTACTTCGACGTTCCACGTGGCATCGTTGCCGCCGTCGCCGGTCTTCACGAGGATGTTGTTCGAGGACACCACGATAGTGGCCGCGAGGTCGCCGCCCGCATTGATGCACCCGAGATCGGCCAGAGCGCCGTTCGTTGCGAGACCGCCGCTTGCGACGCGGGTGAACATGCGACGGTAGGCGAGGAAGACGTGGTCACTCTGCGCCGCGTCCTGATCGCGGATGCCGAGCACGTAGATCTCCACGACGACCGACGTCGACGCCGGCACCGCGATCGTCGCCACGACGTGAGCGCTCTCGCTCGAGGTCGTGTACTCGGGCACCACGAGGGAGTTGCTGGCGAGCGTTCGAATGAGCGCGTTGACCTTCGTGGTCCACCCGAACGCGTTCGAGCCCTCGTATCGCTCGTTGACAGCGAAGAGGCGATAGCCACCGATGCCGGTGGAATAGATGCCGAAGGTGGTGGTGTAGCTGTCTTGCACCTGCCCATCGAGATCCACGCCGCCGTTGATCTGCGACTGGAAGACGAGCGCCCACACGCCGGCAGGCGCAGTGAACGTCGCCGTCTTCGTGGTCGAGTTGACGCTGATCGTCGGCGTCGCGACTTCGTCATCGGTCCCCGCAACCGTGATCGACCACCCGCGCACGCCCGCGAGACTCGCGAGCTGGATGGTGATGGTGTTGCCGGCCGTGACGTCGACCCCATCGAGGGTGGACTGCGGCGAGCCTGCTCCGTCTTGGACGGTGCACGTGGGGGAGGGACTCGGCATGGTGGTGGCTATCCGTTCAGTTGCGAAGTGCGTGCAAGCTGCATAGGTTTCGCAGATGCGTTACCTAGTTCTTTTCGCGATGGTGCTCGCGGCATGCGGTGGTCAGGTGGAGCCTTCGGATGGGGAGCATGCGGTGAGCGAGCCGCAGAACCCTCGATGCATGACCTTCCACAACACATGGGAGTGCGCGGCGGAACCGTTCGAGGTGCAGACCGACGGCGGGCTACGTCCGTGCTCGGAGGGGTGCGCGGTGGGTCAAGCGTGCGTGCTCGCGGACCATATCCGCGATGGCATCTGCCGCTAGAACGGTCGCAGGTCGGTGATCGCCTCGGTCACCTTGATGCGGTGGAAGCGGTTTCCCGCCACCGAGTTCGCCCCGCTCTCGTCGGTGATGATGAGGCCGTAGGTGTATTGCGTCTTGTCCACCACCTCGGTCAGCCCGGTGACGCTGAGCGTCTGCTCGTTCCCGCCGTTGTAGTAGGCGACAGCGCTTCCCGCTGCGAGCGTGGCGGTCCCTAGACCGGTCTGCGTCGCATCGTTCTTGTATCGCTCGACGACGATCTGCGGCTGCACCGCTGGAAGTCCGCCGCCGTGGGCGTTCGAGATCGCGAAGGTCATGTCGACGCGCGAGAGCGTGGCGCCGTTCTGGATCATGTCGTCGAGCGAGACGACGACGAGATCCGTGGTCGCGTTGCCGATGAGGCACGGTCGCACGACCGAGCTGAATCCGATCGTCCACGCGGCGGCATACATTGCCCCGCACGCGCAAAGCTTGTAGCCGCGAATGAGCGTTCGCCCCGCGTGGCCCACCTTCAACGTCGGGTAGTCGTCGTCGCCGAGCTCGAGGCGGCCACCGGTCGCCGTCTTGAGCTTCGACCCCGCTGCGTTTGCGGTGACGGAGCCAGTGGCATCGAGGAGAACGGCGCCGCTGATGGTGTCGCCCGCGCTCGTCTTGTCGAGCGAGTCGCGCACGTTGATGTCGAGCGCGTTCTGCTGCGCGCTCGTGAGCTTCTCGTTGACGCCCCATCCGCCGGGCTTGACTCTGCTATGCGCCATAGGACCTCAGTCGAACGCTTCGTTGTCGAGGTTGTGCTCGTCGTCGAGGAAGAACCCGTCGCCGAGGCTGCTCACGCGGAACCAGTCGAAGGTCACCCACGCGGGCAGGATGCCGTCGAGCGCGACCATCAGCGCGCCGGTACGATCGTAGAACTCCGCATCGTCCATCGACGTCGGCTGCATCACCTTCACCGCGATGTGCGCGACGCTCGAGTACCAGTTGATCGACCCGTGCGAACCCATCGGCCACCCGGTCGGAGTCCACACCACGGCGCCGCTGCTGTCGGTGTGCACGATCTCGACGAACGCATCGCCGAGCGTGGTGGTGCACACGTCGTAGACCGCCGGTCCGTCCGCCCGCCCTACGCGAGCCTGAGCGACGCCCACGCGGGCACGTCGGTCGACGAGCGAGTCGGATGGAAACACTGGCAGCCCGTAGATCTTCTCCCAGCGCGGAAGAAAGTCCGTCATGCGACGCGCTTGCCACTGGTTGGCCATCCGCGCGTTCTGACTCCACATCGCCTGGATGCACCGAGCCTCGGCCATGAGCTCCAGGTACACGACGCCGTCGGTATCTTCCGTGTCGTACGCAGTACCAAGTTGGGACGCGAGCGATTCGATGATCCGCTGAAGCGAAGGCACTCCGCCACCGCATCGAAGAGGAAACGGTGTCATCCCTCCGAACGCAGGCATCAGCCAACCTCGACGAAGATCACTTTGCCGTTGTAGTCGGCGGCCGCGCCAGCCATGTCGAAGAGACGAATCGTCGCCTTGTTGACGGTGGTGGGCTCGGCGCACACGACGGCGGCTTGGTTTTCGAGGCTTGCCTTCGCCCAGCGGAAGTTCAGCGCATGCGACTCGCCTAGCTCGTCGGTCACGTCGCTCGGCCACTCCAGCTCATAGACGCCGGTGCCGGTGCGCGTGAGCGTGGGGCGAACGCTGAGATCGTTGCCCCACATCGAGTCGTGCGAGTTGGTCGAGGTGAAGTCGGGATCGACCACGAAGCCGTCGCCACTCGTGAAGCGGACCCACGCACGAGACGCGGTATGCGTCATCGCCGCGGTCGAAGCCTTCCACTCGTTCGCCGCATCGGCGTCTTGGTCGGTGGTCGGGTCCTCCACCGGCGCATAGTTCTCGAGCGCGCCGCCGTAGTCGGCAACGGTGTCAACATCGGGTGCGGTCATGGTGTGCGCCTCAGATCAGGACGTAAAACCCGACGTGTCGCGGGATGAGGATGTTCGGTGGATCGGTGACCGCGCCCGGAACCGCAGGCGTGGTGGTGGTGCGGTAGAAGTAGTCGGTGTCCGTGACCTCTTCGCCGGACACCTCGATCTTGCGCAAGATCTGACTGTCCATGCTCGCCGGCCATTCGCGCGACGTGAGCGGGTGACGGTACGCGCGCGAGAGCACGCTGACATTCGACGTGACCTCGCCAGGCCCCATGAGCGCGGTGGCGTCGAGGAACGCCTGCACGTACGTGCTCATGTTGGTCGCGTCGGGGAAGATAAACGGTGTGCCGCCGAGCGCGAGCGCATCGGCCATGTTTGAGAACGGCGTGTCGATCGTGACGACGTAAGCGCCGGGAACGCCGGTGTACGAAACGACCTTCGCGCGCTTGAGCGTCCAATCGATTGGGTCGAGAAAGCAGATGCGCGAAACCCCGGCCGTGGGAGGCGTGTCCGCGTTGACGGTGAAGCTGCCGCCACCGGGCGTGGTCGCAGTGACGTTGCCGCTGGGGAAGACGGTCGTGGTGAGCATTTGCGGCCACGGCGTGCCGTCGATCCAACCACCACCCGGACCCGAAGGTGAAGCCTTCGGAGACGCCGGCAGCGTGAGCGCGATCATGACGTCGGTGTCGACGTCGGTGACGGTCGTGGTCACGGTCTCGACGTACTCTGGGAGCGCGCCGGCCATGTAGGGCTCGACGGTGCCCGTCATGATCGTGGAGTTCACTTCGCGCGATCGAGAGACCTTCGATGCGTAGCCGACCACCACGACGCGGAGCGTCGCCGGACCATTCGCCGCCGGACAACAGAATCCCTTCTGTACGATGGGCGACGACTTCTCGGCTTCGAGGTTCACCTGCGACCAGTTCCCGCTTCCGGGCGGAGTCTGCAATCGGTCGATGTAGCGCGCTCGCGACGTCTCCTCGTCCTCGGCATCCGCGCCACCGACGAGACCGCCCACCGCAACGAGCTGCTTGCTGTTGCAGTAGGGAGGCGCGGCGACCCACGTGAGCGTGTCGCCCTCCGCATGGTTCGTTGCCGCGCCTGCGCTGTCGGTCGTGGCTTGGATCGTGATGAAGTCGCCCGGCGCGTAGGTGCCCGGCGTGAGGACGTCGAAGCGCTGGCTCGATGCGTCGATGAGCTGCGCGCCCGAAGGGATCGCGGTGTTGGCTGATGCATCGAGCACGATCGAGCCGGTGGCCGGAACCGCACCGCGAGGCGCGAGACCCACCGTGGCCATCAATCGAATGAGGTCGTCTCCCGTCGCCGTGTCGGGCATGTTCCCGTCGGCTCGGATCTGAGAGTTGACGTAGAGCGGCGTGAGCTCGTTCGCGAGAGCGGTGGCCCGGACGTAGTAGTCGCTACCGGGCCCCACCTGGGGATCGGTGATGCCGCGACGAATGAGGCCGTTGCGAATCACCCGAAGGCAATCGTCACGGATTTCTTCCGTCGTCTTCGCTGCGAGCTCGCCGATCGCCGTCATCAGATCTCCGTAGGTGTCTCGATGCCTGAAGCGATGTCGCGCCAGAGCAGGATGCCGTAGATGCGGGTGGGCGTTGCGCGTGAGACCGTGATCGAAACGATCGCGATGATGCCTGACGCGACGATGTCGGCGAGCGCCTCTTCGAGCTCATTCTGGACCCGTCGCGGCGTTTGGTCCGTCACCACACCACCGCTCGCTCGCTTTCCGAATCCTGGAAGAGCGGACGAGTCGCGCACCGTTTGAACGCGAAGTTGAACGAGCTGGAGCGACGACGCCATTCCCGAGATCGACCCGTCGTCGTTGAACACGTATTGGCGGGTGACCGGGGAGATGGCGCGCGCGTTCTGCCGCACGCCATTCGCGTCGACGAAGAGGTTCCCCGACGGGATGGTTCCTTGGTCGACGTCGCCCGTGCCCGCAGGAGAGCCGCCAGCGGATGAGAAGCCAGCGCCAAGACTCACGTGCCCTTCGCTTTCGTCGTGGCGTAGTTGGTGCCGAGCCAGGTGGTCAGGGCTGTCTTGAGTGCCGCGCCGCCATCGTTCGCTACCGGCGTCCACCCGGTGATCGCGGTTTGCAAGTCGGTGATGGCAAGGGACTTCGCCAACGTCACGGCCCCGTCGTCGCCGATCTTCACGGTGGCACCGGTGATCTCGATCGAACCGTCCACGCGAAGGATGATGATGGCCCCGCCGTCGCTGGCGAAGATCGCGGTCTCACCGTCGGCAAGCGAGTCGTATACCGCGGTCTGTCTCGCGTCGCGAGAAGCGACCACGGCATCGTGGTCGCTCTTCTTGATGACCACGCATTGGGCGGCCGACGTTCCCGGCGTGGGCTTCTTCGGTCGCGAAGCGAAGCCGACGTGCTGCCACCATTCGGACACGTCGCCGGTGACCACGGTGGTCACCACGTTTCCGATCTGCGCGGTGATGAAACTCTGCGCGTTCGTCTTCGACGTCTTCAAGATGTCGAGACCGACGTCGATGAGGAGACCGAGACCGGGCGTCAACCTTCACCGAAGTCGAGCGTGTGCGGCATGATGAGCTCCACGTGCGTCCGCGTTCCTTGCCCTCGCGCCTTCTCGAAGGTGCGTGAGAGCACATACATCGTCGTGTGCATGTTGCTGACGTCGTCGTCGACCTTGACCAACGTGTCCACGCACCACGGCGCCTGGTTGATGGTGTGGCCTTCGAAGGTGTAGTGAGCGCTCACGCCTTCGCGCTGCTTCAGTGCCATCTCTCGGCGCACGAAGTTTTCGAGCTGCGCAACCGTCTTGCTCTCGTCGTCGTGGAGGTAGAGCGGCCGGAACTTGGCCTTGCTCATGTTCCCGATCACGCCACCGTTCACGAGCAGCGCGCCGAGCTCGGCTCTCTGGTTGATGAGCGTGGCCTCGGGATGGCGCGCGAGCTCGGCGATGACTTCCGGCCGTTCGATGCCAAGCTCGTTCAGCCCCGTAAGCTCGTTCACCATCGCGACCTTGAGGCCCGAGCGATCGTTGTCACCACCACCACCGAACCCCGTGGCGATGATGATCGTGGGCTGATTCCCCGCGTTCACCGTGACCTCGCTAGAGATCACGTTGTTCCGGTTCGTGTCGGCGAGCTTGTGGATGATGGGCCAGCCGGCCTCCTGTTCGAAGTCGGGCGTGCTGACGATCACGTCCTCGCCGTCGCTGCTCACCCAGATCCACAGTCCGAACCGCTGCGAGAGCCGAGCTAGGAACGCAAACGCGCCCTCGTGCGGGTACGGCTTGAGCTGGTGGGTGAGAAACGACTTGAGCGGCTTCCCCTTCTTCGTCGTCGCGATGCCTCGGTTCGAGCCGGTGATCGCGCTCTTGTTCGCGTCGTTGTCGATGAGGATGTGATCTCGCGTCCACCCGTAATCGCCGAGCACCTTGACCAAGATGTCTTCGAGCGTGGACTGCGCCGAGAAGCGGTAGCGATGCGGATCGACGTTCGCGTCGACGAGCGGCGAGAGTCGGTCTCGTCCCTCCACCACGAGGTGAGTCCCGTTCTCGCGGCTGCTCGTGACCTTGAACCTGTCGATGTATCCGTCGGCCTGTTTGAGTCCGTTGATGCTGAGCGTGACGCGCTGCCCCACGAAGAGCCCGTCGAGGATCGACTGCCGCACGACCTCGTCACCGATGGTGAACGTGAACGCATCGGTGGGCGTGAGGAAGTGCGAGTTGAAAACGTAGCTGTCGAACTTGTCGATCTCCGCCGTGACAACGTTGTTCTCGTCGCGGAGCTGCAGGACGATCGTGTCGTCTTCGCTCGAGGTGGGAGGGGGACCGAACGTCACAGCGGAAGGTAGTAGCGGACGACGGTGCCCTTCGGGATGACCGAAGAGCGCCCGAGCGACGGGTTGAGGGTGAGCAGATCGGTGACGGTCGAACGCGTTGGGATGAGCAGCGACGCGAGCGTCCCGTCACGGGCCACGGTGTGGAGGCCGACCGTTCGAGATGCGGTGAGCTGCGAACGCTTCAGATCGTGCAGCGACGCGCGGATCCGCTCGCACGAAGTGACGATGGGCCACGCCGCATTGTCGTGCAGTCCGAGCACCGCATCTTCGAGCACCGACGCGCGATAGGCGACGTGGTTGATGTAGCCTCCGTATTTCGCAGACGCGAGCGTGATGGCGTTGAACGACTTGGTGACGTTGCGGATCGCGGTGGCGAAGGAGAACGAACGGATCGACGGCGAGAGCTTCGGGTTCGGGTAGTTGACGATCTGGTCGTCGAGAGCATCCGCTTGGAGGATGAGATCGGCCACCGGCGACTTGCTCGCAAGGATGTCCTGAAACTCGGTGACGGTGTCGTCGAGGCTTTCGATCCACGTGGCGGTGCACTCGCAACCGTCACGCGACGTCGCGCCCCAATTGAACTCCGCCGTGTGTGGTTTGCAGCGGATGAGCCCGAGCTCTGGGTGCTGTAGGAACCCGCTCGTGCGCGTGGCGAACGCAGTGAGGAAGAGACGGAACGTGTCCGGGTAAAGGAAGTTCTTCCCCCACGTCTCGCCGCGCCCTGGGTTCACCCCGTTCTTGAATGGGATCGATGCACGATGTTGAAGAGGCTGGCGGCCGGTAGCTTCGACGTGCGCCCCGTCGCGGTCGGGCCACTTGTGAATCACCACGTCGTGCGCGAGCGACGTAGAGAACTGCGTGCACGGGACGGAGACGTCGCGCCACTTCAGTTCGAGGAGTTGGGAGAGGACGTCACCGGCCAAAGTTACTGCGTGCCTCCGCGCGGCGCCGCGCTAATAGGCGCGTTCCGATTCGGGTTCGACGGGTTCGCCGTGCCGCCGTTCGCCTTCATGGCCGCGGTGTTATTTTGGAGCTCGGTGATGAGCTTCTGAAGCGCCGAGTCGTGCGCGATGGCTTGCGACTCCTGAAGCTTCTTTCCTCGCCCAGAGAACTCGTCGCCGCCGAGCGCGTCGACGCCGAACTTCCGCGCGAGTGACGGCGCGATGTCCTTGGCGCTCGTGCTGTCGTTCACCGCCTTCGCGTCGTTGATCATCTTCTGCGCTTGCTCGGGCGTGATCTTCCCTGCCTTCAGATCTTCCGCGATGCGGCTACCCGCCTGCGAATCCATGAGGGTCGAGTGGATCGAGTTGCCCATCGCGGCGACGCCCGCAACGACGCCGATCGCGCTGACTCCACCGCCAGCAGCGCCGCCCGCCGCAGAGCCAGCGCCAGCCGCTGCCCCGCTGCCCGTGCTGACACCGAGAGCGCGAGCGATGCCGGCCGCAATGACGTTCCCGATCTGCGCAGCGGCCACGTCCTTCCCAACCTGCAATGCGATGATGGCGCCGATGCCGGCGATCGGGTGATCGATGAACGCGTCGGCCACGGACTCGAACGCGTCGATGGCCGCGCCGATCTTCGGTTCGAGCTCGGGCAGCTTGTCGGCGAATCGTTCGAGGTACGGCGCGAGCCGCTCCTGAATGATCTCGCTCACGCGGTCGACGGCCTTGTGGAAGCGCTCGCCGCTTCCCGCGGCCATGTTCGCGACGTCTTCGTTCAGACCCTTCTCCGTGTAGCCACCTTCGGTGAAGTTCTGCACGTCCTTGAGCACACCCGCTCGACCGCCGCGCTTGTACGCGTCTTGCTCGGCGAGGAAGAGCGCGATCGATCGGTTGCCGATGCCTGCGTGGTGAATCTTGCCGATGTCACCCTTCGTCTTGTCCATGATGTTGGCGATGAGCGTCGCGGGGTCGAGGAGCTTGCCGTCCTTGTCCGTCGTCTGGATGCCCATCGCAGCCATCGCGCTCTTGTGCGTCGAGACGTCGAGCCCGAGGTGCTTGACCGCGGTGGCTGCTTCAGCGCTATCGCCCGCGGCTCGGATGGCGACCTGAGAAAGTCCGATGAGCTTCTTCTGGTTCTCCATTTGATCGCCGCCGTACGCGCCTGCGGTGGCGGTGATGACGGGCACATGGGAGACGAGGTCCGCGACGTCGACGGCGCCGTGTCGCGTCTGCCCAACGACGTTGAGCAGCATCGCGCGCATGTCCTTGTCAGAGAGGTGTGGGTTCTGCACCTTGAGCGCGCCCGCCGTCGTTGCGATCTCCTCCATCGACGAGCCGGTCGCCTTGCTCAGCTTCGCGAACAAGTCGGCTTGCGCCATCGCACCAGGAGCATCCGACGCCTTCGCGTAGTACGCCGCCATGGCCTTCGCCACTTCGGTCGCATCGACGTTGTTCTCGAGCGCAGTGCGCCGAGCAGCGCCCATGATCTGCTGCGTCGAGATGCGGCCGGTGGGCGACGAGCTCGACTGGTTCGAGAACAGCGCCGCCTCGTGTTCGAGCGAGAACTGCTTTTGTACGGCATCCGCAACGGAAAAACCGCCGCCGAGTGCGAGGAGAGATCCCCCGACTCGAGCGGCGGTTCCCGCGAGACTCGTGATGCTGCCGCCAATGGTGCGGCCCATGCCGCGCGCGAAGCGCTGGCGTGCTTGATTCTTTTTCTCTTCTGCGCGCTCGACGTCGCGCACCTCATCTTCGGCGATGCGATAGGCGAGCTTCGCCGACGTCATCTGAATCTGCTGGCGCTGCGCGGCCCACTTCTCTTCGGCCTTGAGCTTCGCTGCGGCGCTCTTCTCGGTCGCCTTCAGTTCGTCGGTCGCGAGCTTGTTGGCTTCGCGCAGCTCCTTCATTCGCTGCGCTTCGACCCACTTCGCGAGCTTCGTGTACTCGCGCTCTTTCTCTGCGCTCGCCTTCTTTGCCGCGCGAACGTCGTCGTCGTATGCACGCTTCGAGACCCGCTCGACGCGCGCAGTGGCTTGCTCGACGCTGCGCAAGGCTTGGTCGACGCTCGCGACGCCACCGACCTGGAAGTTGACCTTGATGGGCGGCGGCATCGTCGATCACTCACCGTCGGTTGGTGAACCGCTTTCGGGCTGCGAGCCAGCCGAGGAGTTGGCCGTCAGTAAGGAGTGCAGGCGGGATGCCATAGAAAGAACCAGGTTCTTCAGCACTCCCGGCGAAAGCAAATCTAAAGGGAATCGGTCACCCGAGGCCATGAGCCGATCGACGAAGACGTCGACCTCCTCTTTGCTCATCTTCGCCACCACCGGCCCGAGCTCTGCCTGAGTCGACAGGTAGTGATCGAAGAGCACGCCGACTTCGTCGACCGAGAACTCTCGTCGCATCTCCCCAGGAGACGGGAACGCGGGCATCTTCAGATCACCGACGCGACGACACGCTCGAAAGAGCACCTCGATCGCGGCGGCGTTCTTGTACGTGTCGTCGTACCCTTGTCGCGCTTCGTCGCTCTTGGGGATTGACGCGTTCTTGTCGCGGAGGATCGTCTTTCGCGCGAAGTCCTCGGCAGCAGCGGCGCACACCATCTGCTCTTCCTGCGTGAGCACCTGGATCGCGATGCGCACCGTCTTCCCGTTGGGAAGCGCGCGAGGGAAGTCCACCTCGCGACTCGGCCGAGGGACCGCGGTGATCTGCCCCCAGATGTCCTCGCTCTCGCTCACGTCCAATCCGCCGGTTCACCGATGAAGTTGAAGGACAGGCGTGCCTCGGCGTTCACCGCGTGACGGAAGTTGTCTTTGATGACGAACCCCTTCGTGGTGAGCGAACGACCAGCGGCGAAGATCGTGACCTCGACGATCTGAATGTCCGCTGGGTTCACGAAGAACTTGCCGGGGTTGAGCTCGAAGTCTCGAGCGGGCACGCCGTTCTCGACGTCGATGCGCACGATGGGCGCGCCGGGCGACATGCCGGCGAACCCCTTCGCAACGGTGTTGACCTCTTGCATCCGCGCGTCGCGATCGACGGTGACGCTGGATTCTTCGGTGAGGAGCGCGCCGTCCACGTAGATGGTGGCGAGCGTATAGATTTCGAGTGCCATGGCTCAGCAGTCCTTTCAGGCGACCTGGTCGATCGACAGCGCCGATTGGTGGAGGATGTCGATCGGCTGGAGCGGGATCTTGGCGCTGAGCCGCGTCTTTGGGCTCGCCTCCTGAATGCAGATCGTGTTCGCCTTCACGACGTCGGCGTTCTGCAAGAGGTCGGCGTTGTCGTAGTCGTCGGTGAGCTTGTTGATGGCCACCTTCGCGATCCTCGGCGTGACCACCGTGGGACCGGGGATGCGCTGCCCCTTCACCGGGTCTGGCGCGATCTTCTTGCCCGAGAACTGGAGCGAGAACTTCGCTTGCAGATCGTCGCCGTAGAAGTCGCAGATCGTGACCTTGTGCGCGTCGCGGATGCGGTAGTCCGCGAGCGAGTTGGTGAGCGAGCGGGTGGTGATGCGGGAGACGAGGTACGTCTTTCCGTTCGCGTTCACGCCGATCGGGGTGAGCCCGTTGTTGAGCGCTCCCTTGATGACGGTGCGCGTCGGCGTCGTGCCGCTGCGCGGGTAGGGGATCGTCCAGAGCGCATCGAGGTTCGACGGCCCGAGGCCGAGCGAATCCCAGTTGCACCGCATGCCGGTGATGCCCGGTGCCTCTCCGAGCGCGTAGATCGCGGCGACGTCGGCGGCGATCTCGCCCGGCGTCCAGTCGAGCTTCTCTCCCCAGATGAGCTCACCGCGCGCGGCGTTCAGCGCGACGGCGATCGTTTGCGCGTTGGCCTCGGTGTCGATGCTCCCAGCGAAATACCGCTGACGGATGCCGGTGGTGGGCAGCGCTTGGCTGTTGACCTGGGTGCTGAGCGCGGCGAGCTGCGTCTGGTCCTCGGCCGCACTGACGATGTAGTAGAAGCGCGAGGCGGCGATGGTGCTGAGTGCGGTGGCGTTCGTGTCGGCGGTGGTGCCGCCGGTGAAGTACGTTTGCGCGACCACGTCGACGGCGGTGTTCACGCCTGCGCCGGTGATCTGCGCGGAGCCGCGGAGCCAGTTGCCTCGCGGGCCCTTTTGCTTCGCGGTGAGCGTCAGCACGCCAGCGACGTTGCCGGCGGTGATGGCCCAGTTCGCCATGGCGTTGGCGCTGTTCTTCACGTTCGTCGCGATGGTGGTGACCGTGTCGCCCGAGGTGATGGCGGTGTCGACGAACTCGTCGCCGACGTAGAGCCGCACGTTCCCGTTCGCCGCTGCGGTGGTGGTGAACGTGAGGACGAGCGTGGCGTTCGCGCCGGCCGACTCGGCGACGACGACCGCGTAGATCGGAGTGTCCTTGTTTTTCGCGACGGCGCGTCGCCACATGCGGTGGAGCTCGCTGCCCTGACCGAAGAGCGCGATGGCATCTGCTTCCGTGACGAGCGGGGTCGACGTGAGACCGAAAGGACCGTAGATGACGGTGCCCACGGTGGCAGAGCCGGTCGAGAGCTTGTTCCCAATGAGCAGCATCGGGTAGGTGGTCGAGCCGTTCGAACTGTCGCCTTGGGCGAAGTTGATCTCGACGTACGTACCGGGAACCGGGTCGTTCGCGGCGAGGCCGGTGAGCGGAATGGTGAACATGATCAGGGCTCCTCGTGCGTGGTGTCGGCGTCGCGTTTCGCCCAGAACTCGGCGGCGCCATCGGCCTCCGACTTCACTTTGTGCGCATCGAACTCGATGCCAGCGCGCTTGGCCGTGGCCTCGTCGGCGGCGACGAGCGACCCATCGCGAAGCGACTTGAGGTACTCATCGCGCACCGGGATCTTGGTGACGTCCTTGGACGCGGGCCATCCGCCCTGCGAACCGATGCCGGGAAGGAAGTCCCGACCGATGTAGCGGCGCGCGCCGGCCTCCAGCGCTTCGTAATTCACGACGAGCGTCGCGCCGACTGCGCGAACCGAGAGAGTGTCAGCCATGGTCGTTCCTCATTGCTGCTGCTCGCGCAGCCATTGTTTGCAGAATGCAACGGCGGTTGCCGTGTCGGCGTTGGAGAGTTCTTCGTCGAACGCGAGCGCGACACCCACTGCGCCACCGGCTGCGGTCGATGCCATGTCGCTGGTGAGGCCGAGCACGCCGAACTTCGTGGCGAGCGCGAGCGTGGCCCACGTTCCACCACCGCTCTTTAGCGTGAGCACTGCGGGTTCGTCGTCGACCTGAACGCGAGTGGTGGCGGTGATTGAACCCGACGATGCGGAGACGCGGATGACGGCGATGTGCCACTCGGTATCCGCTTGGAACTGCGTATCGTAGGAGCTGCCAGTGACGTACAGCCCGAGCCTACCGCCCGTGGTCGACACGGTGTTTGCTTCGAGCGCAAGCGTCCCGTTGGCCAGCGTGGACGTGACGAGGCCGATGGTGGAGCGCTTCGTGACGTCGTAGAGACGGAAGGCGAAGACCAGGGTCTTGCCGGTGTCGGCCGCCATCTCGGTCATGGTGGCCGAGAGCTGCGCGGCCGCGCCGTCGCCGCAGACGATCGGGATGCCCGTGTCGGCGTCCTGCCCGAACACCGGCTGGTTCGCCGGAGCGAGCGGCGACATCGCGTTGCCGCCTTCGACTTGGTTCGCCCAGCTCGCGACGAGTGCTTCGGTCGAATCGAGCGTGATGCCTTCGCTTGCGACGTACATGCCGACGAGCGAGTCGATCTCCGTGACGGCCACCGCGTAGTCATCGACCTTCATGTCGACGATCGTCACCGCAGGCTCGTTACCACTTTGGGATGAGATGAGAGCGTCGAGCCCGCTGAAATCCCCATCGTACGCAGCGTCAGGCGGAGGCATGTCGCGCTCGCGAACCTTCAGCGTTCCGACCCACGTGGGAAAGAGAATGTTCGAGCCTCCGACGAACGTGCCGAAGCTTCCCGACTCGAGCGTGATCTCTTCGATGCCTGCGAGAGCCCACACCTCGGCTCCGTCGCGGTACGACGGATCAAACATGTTCTCGATGCGGTTGAGGAGTGCCGACTCCACCGCGTGGAGGATCGGACCGACCCGTTCCATTTGCGCGGCGGTGACGGACGGGAGCGAGTAGCTCACCTGCCACGACGACTCGTTGCGCATGTAGGACGCGGAGGCCACGCCGTACTTCGACGCCTTGCGGTAGACGCAGAGGAGCGGGAACGGGAACTGGACCTCTTGCAGCCATGGCTGTGGGTCGTACGGAATCTTTTGAGCGACGACCTTCTTGATCGCCGGCACGCCGTTCTGCTGCGCTTGTGCGAGGAGCCGGTCGCCTACGTGGCGGAGGAGGATGGCCTCGAAGTATTCGAGCGCGTAGAAGACGGCCGGGTCGGCGTCCTTGAGCAGCGTGTTCGAGAGATCGGTGGTGAGCGGGTAGGTGGCGCCGCCGTGGTTGAACGTGCCGTATGCCATTCACCACCTGAAGAAGAGGTCGAGCGATTCGAGTGAGGGCAGCGCAAGGTTTTTTCGCCCAATGAAAACGCCCGTGAGGGCATTGCGTGTAGGCTGCACTCGTTGAATCGTCTCGGTGGACCCGGCGGGAATCGAACCCGCTGCCTCCCGCTTGCAAGGCGGGCGCTCTACCAAGTGAGCTACATGGCCCGGTTACGTACCGGATGCATTGAATCGGTCGATGGCGTCAGCGACGTAGAAATCGACGCCGTAGTCGAGCACTTGCTGACCGACGTCGGCGGCGATGCCCATGAACGGGCGAGCCTTCGTGCCCGGATGCATGACTCTTCGGGCGAAGACCACGTTGCCGGCGGCGATGAATCTCAGGGCACGCTTTCGACGTGGGGTGATCTCGTGCGGGTCGGTGCCGCATTCGACGTACCGCGCGTGCTTCGCGTTCGCCGCGACCTCGCCTTCGAGATCGCCGATGGTGTCGGTGATGCTGGCGCGCAGTGCACCGCTGACGTCGTTGAAGAGCGGCGTGTCGCGCGCGCTCTTCGCTGCCTCCGTCACGGCATCAGCGAGGCCGCGCTGGGCTCCACGTCGAAGCTCGTTGTAGAGCTCAAGGAGAGAACTGCGGAACTCCCCGGCGTCGAAGGTGGCCGACGTCAAAGCTCGGGCCTCTCCGCGGTGGCGCGCACCACGAACTCGTAACGGAAGGGCCGCGTGGTGAGCATGTTGATCTTCTTGAACCACGCGCCGGCTTCGTAGCCTGGCCCGGTGATGCGGAAGAGGAGCTCGAGCGGCTGGGTGCCGGTGGGCGGATCGAAGTCGGGCACGTTGATCTTGGTGGGCGTGAGCGGCCCGACGCGAAGGTCTTGCTCTTGGTAAAGGCCGCCGCTCGCGATGATGTCGCGGCTCGTGACCTGCACCACCTTCGGCTTGTAGCTCGCGACGAGGAGCACCTTCGAGACGTCGTATGCGGTGCCGACGCCGACACGTTCTCCGGAGTAGACGCGCTTGAAGACTTCGACGGAGAAGAGGCGAAGGCCCAGGTCGCCTGGGATCTCTCGCACGTCCTCGACGACGTCGAGCAGCTCGTCGCGAAGGGTCACTCAGTACACCGAGAGCGATGCGCCCGCGTTGCCACGGGTCTCGCGCAGGTAGACGATGCCGAGAAGGTCGGCGAGCTCGCGCCGGATGGCTTCGCGTTCTTTCCAGATCGTGCCGAACGCACCGAGCGTCGACATCATCTCCTTGGGAGAGAAGAACTCGACCTCGTCGACCTTCTTGACGCCCGTTGCGCCGATGGCCTTCGTGAGTCGCTCGGTGGCGATTCGAATCTGTTTGAGCAGGTCGCGGATGATCGACTCGCCGCCTTCGACCGTCACCGGATACGTGCCGGTGTGCTCGAGAGCGAGGAGCAGCGTCAGCGAAGCGCCCGATAGCGACTGCGCCGTCGCAGACTCTTGTCGGCCATCCACATCGACGATGATGCGGTTGCCCGCCGCGAACCCGGTGGCGCTCGCAAGCGAAAGCGTCACCGGTTCCGGCGTTCGAGGATCGTCTGCGGCTGCGACAGCGGTGGCCGACGTCGTCGACGCACCACTGAGCGTGTACGGCTGGATGACGTTCTCGAAGAGCTGGGTGATGCCGATGTAGGGCTCCGCTCCGAGCGAGAGCACGTTGAAACCAAGCTCGTACTTGATCCTCGTGATCTCGCTCGTGAGCAGTGCCATGGCATCGACCTCGCTGTCAGCTCAGATGAACGCGGGCTTGTTCCACGAGTACGACGAGACGTACGTGTCGATCGCCGCGCCGGTGACCACACCGACGAGGACCGCGACGCGCGCGAGCGGGTACGAGTAGACGGCTTCCGGTGCGGGGATGACTCGCGTCACCGTCGCATCGGCGCCGGCCGTGCCGGTCACCTGGATGGTGTACGAGCCGTTCGCGGGCGTGGGCGCGACGTCGATCCACGTGCTCCCGCCGTCGCGGCTGACTTGCCACTTCGGCGTGAGGGTGATCGTGTCGGTCTCGCCGTCGAGGGCGATCTCGCATGCGAGCGACCCGCGCTCGATGCCGTTCATGGGCACCGTGCCCATCGACACGACGCTCGTGGCGGTGATGGTGTTGAACGTGCCCGATGCGGGCAGCATTCCGTTTTGGCGGTTGACGTTGCTCATGGTCTTTCTCCTTCGAGCTTTCCGCTCAACCCGTCCGGACGCTGACGCCGAAGCGGTTGTCGAACATCTGGAACGCGAGGTACGCGAGCCAGATCACCTTCGCCGTCTCGCCGAAGTTGTCGTCGGTGCTCGGCGCGATGCGCGGTGCTCCGCCCATGCCGAGGCCGAAGATGCCGGGGCCGAACGCGAGGCCGCGGTTGATCGGGACGCTCGACGAGTTGTTCACCTTGCGGAGCGTGTTGCTCTTGAAGATGTCGAACTTGCCGACGCTCGCCACGTACTCGGGGAAGAGCGGGTTGATCTCCTTGTGGAACTCCGCGTAGCGCGCGAACTGCGCATCGTTCTTGAGCTCCTGCGTCTGCTGCGGCGTGAGCACGAGCGCGCGCTTGCCGGTGGCGGCGAAGTACGGGATGTTCCCTTCGTCGAGGTTGCGCTCCGTGCGCGCGATGGTGTCGAAGTCCATCGGTGCCGCGCCGACCGAGGCGATGCCGTTGTCGGTCGTGTACGAGCCGGGGTAGACCGCGGCGGTGCCGCTGCCGACCGAAGACTCGCCGTAGAGGACGAAGACCGAGTCGATGAACTTGTGGAAGTCTCGGCGCATGTTGCCGCCGATCATCGAGCTCATTTTGTGGACGCCCATGCGGGAGTCGAGCGCGTCGAGGCCGTACGGCGCCACGCGCGAGTTCGCCTGGTCGTACGGACCGGCGAAGCGGAAGATGGTGAGGTCCACCTGCTCCGACGCCACCGAGATCGGCGTGGTCGAGATCGCGGTGTTGGTCCCGATCTGGCGCGACGCCGTGGTGTACGTGGTGTTCGGGTAGAGCGGGCGGTTCAGGCGCACCGTCTGGCCGGGCATCGCGTCGAAGTCGATCGCGGCGGCGAACATGTCGGCGAGGAGCTGCCCGCCGTTGTTCATGTCGAAGCGCTGCGACTCGGGCGAGACGTAGCCGGCGCCCGCCGCCATCGGCTCACGACCGGGCAGACCGATCATGTCCGGCATCGGGAGATCCTTGCGCAGCGCAGCGAGTGCTGCGCGCGCGAAGATGTACCCCGGCTCGGGCTGCAAGAGCAGCTGCGGCGAGGTGAGGTCGTAGAAGTTCTCGGGAAGAGAGACGCGGGATGCGATGGGCATGTGCTGTTCCTATGGTTGGGGTCCCGAGTCCCTCGGGATGCTGTTACTTCCCGTCCGCGATGAGCTTGCCGAACTTCTGGAAGTAGTCGGCGGCGGCGAACGGGTTTTCTTTGAGCAGAGCGTTGTAGTTGGCGGTGTGAGTCGTTGCGGCGGGAGGCTGGGTGCCACCCGGCGCGGTGCGGCCTGGAGCGGTGTCGGCAGGCGGCGGCGCAGCGGCGGGAGCCGGCGCGGCAGCGGGTGCGGTTGCGGCAGCCGGAGCGACGGAGCCCGATCCACCCGTGGTATTCGCCGACACCACGGCTTGCGTGATGGTGGCGTTGCCCCACGTGGGCCGAAGCTGGTCGATGGTGGTGAGCACGCGCGCCTGATCGTTGCCGGCGATGGCCTGCACGGCGGTGCGCTGCTCGGGCGTGAGCGCGGCGAGCTCGACGGCAACCCGCTGGCGGATCGTCTCTTCGAGAGATGCGGTGCGCGCTGTGGCGCTGGCCGCGTTCTCCGCTTCCGCCATGCGCGAGCGCGCTGTGGCGAGATCGGGCACGCCGATGTCGGCGAGGAGCGCGCGCTGCGCCGCCTCACGCTCGCGCTGGAGTCGTGCGGGGAGCCAGGCGGGGGCATCCTCCCCACCCGCGACAGCGGACGCCGGTGCCGGCGCGGGAGGGGGGACGGGCGGAGCGGTGGCCGCAGGGGACGCAGGCGCATTCGCCGCGGTGGTCGTGGCGCTCGCGCCGTTGGTGTTGGGGTCCGTGCTTCCGGGCTGTTGCATCGTCATGGTGTCGTTCTCCTACCGCTCTTGACCGTGGCGGGACACGTAACGGAGATGGGTGCGCCTGAGCCGACGACGCGAAACTGGATGGCTCGGAAGTTCTGAAACGCGCTGGCTATGAGGGATCTGTTGGTGGCGACGCTCAGCTGAGCGCGACGCCGACGACGATCGACATCGGGCGATCGGTGATGCCGCTCGCTGCGTCGATCTCGGTGCCGGACGAGTTCGCCGGCTCGAAGGTGAGGTTGTTCGAGCTCACCGTGGGCGACTTCAGGTAGAAGCTGGTGCTTCCCTGCTTGCCGCACTCGCGCAGCACCGCAACGGCGGTGGAGATGGCGGAGAGCGTGACGGTCTTGCCATCGCGACGGTCGGCCGCGAGGATCTGCTCCAGCGTGGTGCCGGTGGCGACGCTGACGCCGTTGCGCTTCGTGCCGGTGCCACCGAGCTGGCCGGTGTCCGACGCCGCGGTGTAGGCGCCAAGGGTGAAGGCGATCTCGACGAGCGCCTGGCCGGGTTCGCCGTTCGCCTCGGTGAGCCACTTGATGCCCTGGATGTCTCCGAAGATGCTTGCCATGGTCGTGTCCTCTTACGCTCGTGCGCTACGAGCGCGCCGTGCATGTGTTGCGGGTTGGGGTTTCGGTTGCGACGGCTCGGGAGCCGCGGGTTCGGTGATGAGCGCGAGCTCGGGCTGCGGTCCGGTCGTGGTGAGCGGAACCGTGGTGAAGCGGAAGCCGTGGCAGCCGAGGCACGGCTGGTTGTTCACACCGTTGTGCATGCCGCACGCGGTGCACGCGAAGTGATCGCGCCGGAGCCCGCACTTGCAGATCATCGCGCCGCCTTGATCGGGGTGACGTTCGTGCGCGGCTTCTCCTTCGACGCCTTCAGCAAGCGGACGAGATCGTCGCGCTCTCGGCGCCACGCATCGGCTTCCTTCAGCGCTCGGTTGAGCTCCCGCACGCGGGCGCGTGCGGCCTTGATGATGTTGCCGCCGCTGATGACTGGCGGAAGCACCTCGGCTCGCGCGACACGCGTACCAACTTGGGATGCGGCCGGAGCACGAACGCCCTTGTTTTCCGCAGGATTCTGAATGCCGTATCCAGCGGGCGGCGGAACGTCCTCGCGGTGGATGATCACCGGCTGCTTGCACTGGGTGCAGTTCGTGACCGGGACGGCCGTGACTTCGCCGTTGACGATCGGACCGGCAGCGAACCCCATCGAGACGGGGCCGTCGGTGAGCTCGCAGGTTGCGCAGTGGTGGCTCATGCCAACCCCACGAGCGTGGCGAGCGCGAGGCGCTGGTTGGGCGTGTAGACCGACATTGCGATCACCTGATGCATGGGTCCGGGCACGCGCGAGATGCGGAGCTCTGCACCAGGACCTTCGCCACGCTTTGCGACGAGTAGCTGGCCGAGCTGGATGGTGTGGAGCTTCATGCGTTCGGCTCCTTCGGTGCGCGCTGGGGTGGCTTCCCGTTTGGTGGCGGTGCGCCGTTCGGTGCGCCTGGTTGCCTGCCCGCTGCTGCCTTCGCGATGGCAGCCTCGGTCGCGGCTTGGTCGAGCTCCTGCTGCGTGGGCGGCGGCGGGAGCTTCTCGATCTCCGCATCGATCTTCGCGCGGTCCTCATCGGTCGCGCCGTCGAGCATCAGGTTGGCGAAGCGCTTGCGCACCTCGATGCAGAACTTCTCCGACGGGATGAGGCGCATGGCCTCGCCGACCGCGGCCGACTCCTTCTCGATCGTGAGCGCGCGCTCCTCGCTGCTCGGCAGGAAGTACGGCGGCCACTCGATCTCGATGTTCTCGTCGGTGAGCGTGAGCGAGGTCTTGCTCACCATGGCGAGCATGATGATGGCCGGGATGAGCCACCCGTCGCAAAAGTCGTCCCGCAGCGTGTCGCATCGGCCGATCTGCCGCATGCGGAGCGCTTCGAGCGCCTTACCCGAGATGATGCCCTTCGGCAGCTTGTCGGGGTCGAGCGGCACGTACGCCATCGCGTCGCACAGCATCGTACGGAGCTTGTCGCAGGTGTTCTCGATGGCCTTCAGCGAACCGCCGTCGAGGGTGAGCATCCCCACCTTCGCCTCGGGGCTCTCGTACTGCCACACGCCGCCGGGGGACTTCACCCGCACGTCGGCCTTCTGCGCGACGTAGCGGCCTGACTGCGCGCCGTTGCTTGGCGGGCCACCGAGCGGTGATGCCGGGATGGTGATCGCCTTGCCACCGGGAGACGGGTTGTAGCCTGGCTCCACGCCGGCTTCCCAGATCTGCGGGTCACCGGCGAAGTACGTGGCGCGCACGAGCTGCGAGAG